TTTCAAAACAAATATAGCCGAACTAGTGTAAAGGCTACCTAGCCCTCAGTAGGGGTTGATTTAAGTTATGGAAATACTAAAAAATAATAAGATTAAAGTGGGACTTGTTGTCGCAGCTATTGCGGCTTTCTTCCTTTTTGGAGGCAAAGCAGAAGCACAAGACCTAGAACAAACGGTGAAGTCATGGGATATCGACGTTGAAGTAGGTAACTACGAAAAACGTATTGATGGCGGGCTTTACGGAGCTTCAGACGTAGAATACGTTAAAGCGTCTTCAGAATTAGGAGTAATTGGTGGTTTATCACTTATTGGTTCGATTGAGCAAGTAAAGGCTGATGAAGAGGAGTTATATGGTACTATTGGTACTAACCTCTCTACATTTATCGGTGATATTGCTACAGAACTATACGTTACTTCTATTGATGATGTAAATGCTTATGAGTTAGTTAGTTCTTATGCTGTAAACTTGTTTGGTATCGATTCACTTGTTTCTGTCACAACAGAGGAAGGTGGTCAATATACAGCAGATATTGCAGTGGGAACAGACCTAGACATCACTGAGCATTTCGCTATTGCAGTTGGATTAGAGTATGGTCAGTCATTTCAATACGAAACAGACTACAGCTACACTTTAGCTACAATTGGTGTTCAAACAACACTAGATCAGCTTGCAGTGTTCGCTAATTTAAATTATCTAAACAATGATTTAAATACAGCTCAAGGCACTAACGGAGAGTGGGAATCAACCGCCGACTTTGGGGTCGCTTTCAACTTTTAACTTGAAAATAACCGAGCCCTCTCTATAATAAGAGAGGGCTTTTTTATGAATTTTATAACTTTATACGGCAAAGAAAAACCTGTTAGGAATCCACACAGGTACAAAATCAAATGGAATGGCAAATGTAGAAGCAAATTCCAACGTACAGTAAGATCTTATTTGTACAAGCATTGGCGCTACGATGCCGTATATGAGGAGTTTAAGGTTGCAGGCACGCAACTTAGCTTAGACTTCTACAACCACACTAAAAAGATAGCCATAGAGGTGCAGGGAGCACAACATCTTAAATTTGTCAAACATTTTCATAAAACTAGGGCTAATTTTGTACGTCAAATACGCAGAGACAACAAAAAAATGGAGTTTTGTGAACTAAATCAGATTAAATTGATCGAAATTTACCCAGATGACGAATTATCAGAAGAATATTTTGAAAACCTATTAGGGTAGGTGTAAATCATTATATGAGTGATCCTAAGTTTCAAGACTTCGAAATACCCTCCAAATTATTAAACGAACTATATGAGTTAACTGGGGGCAAAGAAGCTTTTAAAGGTTTTATCATTGCTTTTTCTACAGAAAAAGGTACACCTGTTGTTTATACAAAATGCGATAGTCAAATTACAGAATACGGCTTAATGAAGAGCTTAAACGACTATTTAACAGAATATAATACAGATCCTCAAGAAATTGAAGAAGAATAACTTGACATTTTGAAATAAATACACAGTATATGCTGTATGATTTATAGCTATGAAATAGAAAAGCAGGTGTTATCTGCATTTTTACAAAAACCTAACTTGTTCGTTGATTACATTAATGTGTTAAGCGAAAAGGATTTTTATGATAAAAATTCACTACTACACAAAACTTTATTTTTGATTCTCAAAAAGTCACTTGAAAAAAGTGAAAGCATTGATGAGGTTGTCATTGTCCAAAGAATTAAAGACTTGGGTATTAAGTTTGAAGAGGATATCAACCTCCTAGATTACATCCGATCTTTGTCTATGCGTAAGATTCATTCAGATGGCAATATTCAGTCTTCTGTCAAAGAGTTAAAAAAGCTTAGTGTTCGAAGAGAAATATCTGCGACTGGTAAACAAATATCAGATAAGATGAAAAATTTAGGCACAGATATTTCTTACACAGACATCATTGATCTAGCAGACCAACTGTACAATGAAAAAATTAATTTGTTTGAAGTAGGTGATGATGTACCACAAAACATTTACGATGAAATGGAAAGTTTTATCGAGGAGCGTGGCAACAATCCCATAGAAGAGTTTGGGATGATGGGTCCACACGAAAAAGTCAATGGGATATATGGTTCATTGTTGAGGCCTGGTAATATTACAGTTATAGTTGCCCGTTCTGGTGTTGGTAAAACTCAGTTTTGTATGGACTATGCTACAAAAGTAGCACTGAAATACGACGTTCCCGTTCTGCACTTTGACAATGGTGAAATGAGTAAAGAAGAATTGATTATTAGACAATGTGCCGCTATGTCTGGCGTCCCTTCTTATTTGTTAGAAAGCGGTAAATGGAGACAGTCTGGCGAAGAAGTGGTGAATAAAGTTCGATCTGTTTGGAACAAAATATCAAACTTAAAATTCTACTATTACAATGTAGGAGGTTTGGATGTTGATTCTATGATTAACACTTTAAAAAGATTTTATTATTCAAAAGTTGGTCGTGGTAACAAAATGATTTTTTCTTTTGACTATATTAAAACATCTTCTGACAAACAATCTAGTAACAAATCGGAGTGGCAAATGGTTGGAGAAATGGTTGATAAATTTAAAAAATGCATACAAAAAGAAATCCTAGAAGACGGATTGCCAGTTATACCAATGATTACATCAGTTCAATCTAATCGTAGTGGTATTACAAATAATCGTAATGCACAAAACATTGTTGATGATGAGTCTATCGTCTCTCTTTCAGATAGGATCACTCAATTTTGTTCCCATATGTTTATATTAAGAGCAAAAACAACAGATGAAATTGTAGATGATGGTTCGTCTTTTGGTTCACACAAGCTGATTAATGTAAAATCAAGACACTTAGGTAAAGATATTGTAGGAGCTTGCGAACCCGTACAAGTTGGCGACACCTTTAGAAGAAACTTTATCAATCTAAAATTTGAGAACTTTAATATTACTGAATGCGGAGACCTTCGAGACATTATTGCCTTTAGAGACTCTGGTGGTGACTTAATTACCAATCAAGACGATTTACCTTCTTTTGATGACATATAGAAATACATTAGAAAATTTAGGTTATCAACTTCAAGATAGGGGCGACCATTGGAGAGCTCAAGCTTTATATAGAAGTGGAAAAACAAAAACTTCTCTTATGATATATAAAGACAGTGGTGTTTGGAAAGATTTTGGTGCAGATGGAACAGCAAAACCTTTTCAAGCTTTAGTTAAAGAAACACTTAAAACAGAAGACCCCGAAATACTTAAAAAATATATTAGTGTAGATTTAAATCAGAGTTACGAGTCATCACCAAAAGAAGAAAAGATAGAGATGGAAACAATTTACCCAACATCACATTTAGAAAAACTTTTACCTATCACCAGTTTCTACGAAAAGAAAAATATTTCAGCGGACACGCAGAAGAAGTTTCAATGTGGATACGCTGGTAATGGTAAAATGTATCGCAGAATAGTTTTCCCTATTTTTAATTTAGAGGGACAAATACATGGCTTTTCTGGTCGTACTGTTATAGAAGGAGAAAACATACCAAAATGGAAACACATGGGTCGCAAAAGTGATTGGATATTCCCAAATAAACTTTTAGAAGTTGATAAGGAAATTATTATAGTTGAAAGTGTTGGTGACTGTTTGGCTTTGTACGAAGCAGGATTTAAAAACGTGCTTGTTGCTTTTGGTTTAGATGCTTCATCAAAATTAATTTCATATATAAATAGTTTTTCCTTAAATAAGGTGATTGTGTCTATGAATAACGATAAAGATAAGGAGACAAATTCTGGTGGGCTTGCTACAATTAAAACAGTTGCTAAATTAGCTCAGATATATGACTTAAATCAAATATGCATCAACCCTCCACTCGCCAATGATTTTGGAGACATGTTATCTAAGAACCCATCTGATACAAGCATTTTTACTTCTTGGGACGCAAGAAAAGACAAATGGAATCTAAGTGATTCTACAACACAAGATTGGATAATCCAAAAAATTAAAAATACTGAGGCGTTATCTAAAAACGGTAATTGTAAAAAACTAATAAAAATTTTAAATGGAAGTTAAATTATCAGCAAGCCGTATAAAAACTGCGCAATCATGTAGTTGGATATATTGGAATAAATATGTTCAAAAACTACCAGATACTAATAATGACGGAGCTAGACGAGGCACTGTTTGTCATAATGTATTTGAACACCTATCAAAACAAAAAACAAAAACTCAATTTAATAAAATTGTAAAAGCTAAAGACCCGTTTGCAGCCAAAGCAGTTAAGGACTTAATTATGTCTGATGCTACAGAGCTTGGTGTTACTGATGAGGATAACATGACCCTTATTAAACAAATGATTCTCAATGGTTTAAGTTGTAATTTTCATGGAGAGGATCTAGGTATACCAGATGAAGCACATGCAGAACTAGATTTTGATATAGAAAAAAACGGTTATCACATTAGGGGCTTTATAGACCAGTTGTTTTTATACAAAGATAAAAAGATTGCAATCATAAGAGATTATAAGACGAGTAAAAAAATGTTTGAGGGTAAAGAAAAGGAAGACAACCTTCAAGATTACATGTATTGTTTAGCGGTCAAACACTTGTTTCCAGAATACGTAAATAGAACTTCTGAGTTTTTATTTCTTAAGTTTAACCTAAATAAAAATGGTTTAATGAAAATGAAACCGTTAGATGAAGAAGATTTAGAAGGCTTTGAAATACAACTAGCAAACATACAAGACTATTTAGAAAACTTTGACGAAGTAGATGCCCATTCTAACTTTGCACACGATAAAGGGTTTCCAGAAGATGGTTCTTTTGGTGGTAAATTACAATGCGGTTTTGCAAAAGAAAAAGGTCAGTTGAAAAAAGATGGATCTTTAATGTGGCATTGTCCATATAAGTTTGATTTCTTTCACGTACAAATATACGATAGAGAAAAAAACTTTGTATCTTCTTGTTTCCAAAATGAATTCAAAAAATCTATGGTGCCAGAAGGCGGTAGTCATACTTTAAAATATTACAAAGGCTGTCCAAAACATTCATGAAAAAATTTATAGTTACAAAATCACAACTAGAAAGAGCCAAAAAACTTTTTGATTTTAAAGAGTTAAATAACAGCATCACAAAAGGTGAAGGTAATCTTGCTGGAGCAGTGGGTGAAATTATCGTTAAAGATGTTTATAAAGGTCAAGGTGAAAATACTTATGATTACGATACCATTATCAAAGATTACAAAATAGACATAAAGACCAAAAAATTTTCAGACCAATTCCACCCAAATGAAAATTGGAATTTAAATGTTTCTGATTATAATACCAAACAAAAATGTGACGCTTATTGTTTTGTAGGTGTCAACGAATCTAACACAGTAGCTTATGTTTATGGCTTTATGAAAAAGAAAGATTTTTACGATAAGGCTGTATTTGGTAAAAAAGGGCAGATAGATCCTAGGGGCAATGGTAAGTGGAAGTTTAAATCTGACTGTTATAATATTTTAATCAAAGAATTAAAGATATAGTATTGACAAATTAATATTACCATCTATATTGGTGATATGATTCCACTATTTAAGACACATTCATCTATAGGTAAAAGTATATTACGAATAGATGACGTACATGAGTTAACAAAAGACTTTGAAGAGGTTTATTTTGTTGAAGATAGTATGACGGGTTTTCCAGAAGCCTTTAGAAAATTTGGAGAAAGACTACGTTTTGGATTACGTTTCTCTATATATAATGACGATCATAGCGAAGAATCTGAAAGTAAAATGATTGCTTTTGCAAATGGTGATTCTGGCGCGAAAGAATTATATAATCTTTATACACAACAATCAGACATAAAGATTACAAGACCTTGGGATTCTACAAAAGATTTGCAGTATACTGTACCTTTTTATGATTCGTTTTTACATAAAAACTTAACAACTTTTTCTAACTGTGTTGTTGATTTACCTCGTGATATATCTTTTATAATAGAAGATAACAATCTCCCTTTTGATTGTCTAATTGAAGATAAAATATTAAATTATTGCAAGAATCATTTAAACGAACACTTTAATGCAAAGTCAATATATTACAAAGACAAAGAAGATGTTTTGGCTTTTCAAACTTATAAATTAATTTGTAACCGCAGGATAGGTAGAACTTACGATCTATCAAACCCTGGACTAGATCACTTTGGTAGTGATGAATTTTGTTTCGAATCATGGAAGAATTACTCAGATACAACTTTAAACAGCGCTACGTAGTTTTTGATACCGAGACAGAGGGATTAAACTTAATCACCTCTAAACCTTGGCAGATAGCTTGGATTGAATGCGAAGGCAAAAAGGTCATAAAAAAACATAATCGCTTTATCAAATGGAAAGACTTAAACGTTTCTCCAGATGCCGCACGAGTTACTGGATTTGATAGAGATCATTACGAATCTGTCGCAGAAGACCCAATGGTTGTTTGGAAAGACTTCGAAAAAGCTTTGTATAGTAATAACATTGTTCTTGGTCACAATATTCTTGGTTACGATATTTACATATTAGGTGTTTGGCTTAGAAATATGGGCGTAAGAATTAGTTATGAAAACTTTATTGGCGAACTTTTAGATACAAATATTTTAGCAAAAGCAATAGCAAAAGGAGATAAGAATCCAGGTGGTGAATTACTTGCTTGGCAGATGAGATACCTACACTTTAGAGAACGTGGTTTGAAAACAAACCAGAAACATTTATTACAGCATTATAATATTGACTTTGATGAAACAAAGCTACATGATGCGTTATACGATATTGAAAAGAACTTCGAAATATTTCAAAAACAAATATGGGAATTAGAAATTTAGAATCATTTAAACAGCCAATGCCAGTTGGTGTTAGACTACCAGAGATTGAGGTAGAGCAAAGATTTTATGATGAGTTAGGTATTTCAAACACATCATCTAATTATGACCTGCTTCGTGAGTTATGCTTAAAAGGTGTTAAGGAAAGAGGTATAGATAAGCTAGATAACAAACAAGAATATTACGATAGAGTTAAAATGGAATTATCTGTTTTACAAGAGCTTGGATTTGTTGATTACATACTCTTAAACTGGGATATTTTAAATTTTTGTCATGAGAATCATATACCAACTGGGCCAGGCCGAGGTTCTGCGGCTGGCTCGTTGGTACTTTTTTTATTAAAAGTTACAAATATCGATCCAATCAAGTATGATTTGTTTTTCGAGCGATTTGTATCCAAAAGTAGAGCTAAAAAGACCATTATTGACGATATAACGTACCTAGACGGCTCTTTGTTGGCCGACGTGGACAATGATATCAGTTACGATAGAAGAGTCGAGGTGATCAAATATATCGAAGATAAGCATAAAGGCAAAACTTGTAAGATATTAACTTTAAACACACTAAGCAGTAAATTGTGTGTAAAGGAGTGCGGTAAGATCGTAGGGGGGTTCTCAGAAGAGGAAGTAAATGACATTAGCGCCTCCATTCCAAAACAGTTCGGTAAGGTATTTAAGTTAGAAAAAGCTTATGATGAAAGCGAGAAACTTAAAAAGTTTTGTGATGATAACCCTAAAGTATTTAAAATTGCCAGAAAACTAGAAGGATTAAACAAGAACACTGGCGTTCACCCATCGGGGATTGCTATTAGCTTCTACAATATACAAGAAGTTATGCCTATGCAGAAAACCAATGACGGTAATTATGTATCTGGGTACGACATGAATGACGTTGCATCTTTGATGGTTAAATTCGACATCTTGGGATTAAGAACATTATCTGTTGTTTACGATACTCTTAAACAACTTAACATGGACATCGAAACTATAGATGTTGAGTCAGATAACATATATGAAAACTTCAAATTCATTGAGGCACCAAAGGGTCTCTTCCAGATTGAAGCGGATACAAACTTTAAGGCAGCTAGGAAAATTGCTCCCAGAAATCTTGAAGAACTTTCTGCTGTTGTCGCTATTGCTCGCCCTGGTGCTCTGGATTACCTAGATACCTATGCCAGCTATGTAAAAACAAGCGTGTTCAGTTCTGTACACGAGTTTTTTGATGATATCTTATGTTATACTGGAGGTATTCCTCTATATCAAGAGCAGTTAATGAAGATGGCCGTAAAGGTTGGGTTTACCCTTGATGAAGCGGAGCAACTCAGACGTATTGTCGGCAAGAAAAAAGTAGATCAAATGCCAGCTTGGAAAGCTAGGATCGAAGAAAAGATAGAGGATAACAATTTACCCAAACAGGTTGGTGATGTTCTTTGGAAGGTGGCCGAGGATTCTGCTAACTATTCATTCAATAAATCGCACTCTATCAGCTACGCTACTCTAGCAGCTATTACAACTTACCTAAAGTTTAATCATTCAAAAGAGTTTTTTCTGTCCTTGCTTAAAATGACAAAGCATGAGCCAGATTCTCATGCGGAAATAGCCTTGATCAGTCAAGAACTCTGTCTCTTTGATATGAAATTATTGCCACCAGATCTATCTAAATCTGACGTGGAGTTTGCTATTGAGGGTAATAATATTAGATATGGCTTAAATAGTGTTAAGGGAGTATCTGAAAAAACACTAGAAAATGTAGTAGACTTTAGAAAGTGCGAGTTACTTGAACAAAACAAATATGATGTGTTTTTATCTGCCAAACAATCTGGTATTAATATTGGTGTTTTATCTGGTTTGATACAAGGTGGCATGATGGATTCTTTCTGTGATATATCAAAAGGCGTACCTAATCGTTGTAGATTGGTTTTAGAAGCACAAGCTTTTAACTTACTCACAGACAGAGAGAAAAGGAATTTTACAAGCCTTGGTGAGCGATTTAATTATGATATACTTAACTCTATCGCTTACGTTAAAAAAGAAAACTATCCAGCAGATGATGGTAGACCATTGATTAAAGAGTCTAGGTTTAACACATTTAAGAGGGATTATGATAAATATAGACAAATATACGACAAAAATAAACAACATCTTGTGTTTGCTAATTGGTATTTTGAACGTAAGTATTTAGGCTACAGCCACTCAAATGAAATCAAAAAAGTTTTTCAAGATACTCAAAACTTAGTAAACAGTTTAGAATTAAAATCAATTCAACAAAATGACCGTGTAAAGTATGTTGGTGTTGTTACAGATTGCGTATCTAGAACAAGTAGAGCTGGAAACAAATATATGAGAGTTGAAATACAAGATGATTATGGCAAGATTAATTTCATGATGACCAATAATAGACGTTCGGCTACTTTAGACAATTACCTCAATGAAGGTGGCAAGAAACCTAAAGAGGGGCAAATAGTCTTTATTTACGGGACTAAAGGTGAAGATATTATCTTTGGTGAAAAACTTACTATATTAGACGAAAAAATTTATACTAGATTATCAGAAATTAAATGAGCGATTTTTTAAAATACAACTTAACGCCATCAGCTAAAAGCTTATTAAGCAAATCACAAAAGTGTGCAGAAAAATATGGACACTTGAAAGTGATCGACATACACATGATTTATGTTTTATTTACAATGAATCATTCCAACATAGACTTTGCTATGGAAACCTACGGTTGGTTACGTGGAGGTTTTAGAAAAGCTATAGAGATGGTTTTAGAAGAATACACAGAACCCAAAAGAAAGAAAAAAATCTTTTCTCCAGAAATATTTGAAATTCTTGATTACGCTCAAAAAATATCAAAAAAACACAAAAACGATTATATTGGATTAGATCATATACTACTTTCTATCTTAAAAATGCGAAGAGAAATAAGAGTATTTTTTATCGGTCTTGATTGCAATGTTGATGAATTTTGCACTCTGTTAGAGCATACAATAGTTCACGGTATAGAAGATGAATTACCACCACCAATAGCAGGAGCAGCTCCAACTGTTCAACCTCAAGCCAAAACAAAAACTTCGATTAGTGATTTTTGTGAAAACATCAATAACACAATTCAAGAAAAAGGTACATTTGAAATTTTTGGCAGAGAAGAAGAAACAAAGAGAGCTTACGAAATATTATTAAGAAAAAATAAAAGTAATATTATTTTAGTTGGTGAGGCAGGCGTTGGTAAAACAGCTATTGTAGAGGGTATAGTAGAAAAAATCATTCAAAAAAAATGCCCTTCATTCTTACAAGGTAAAAAAATCCTTTCGTTAGACATGACATCTTTGTTATCTGGCACAATGTATAGAGGCCAAATGGAAGAAAAGGTGAAAAAAATTATTGATGAAATCACAAGCAACGAAGATTACATTTTGTTTATTGATGAAATACACACAATCGTTGGATCTGGAAATTCAGAAGGTAGCTTAGACTTAGCGAATAGTTTAAAACCAGTCTTGTCTAGGGGTAATTTTAGATGTATTGGCGCCACAACTAGAGAAGAATATGAAAAATACTTTAAAGGTGATTCTGCACTAAACAGAAGATTTGAGAAAATAGATGTTTTCGAACCTTCAAAGGAACAAACCTTAAGTTTAATCAAGAAGGCTAAAACCTCCTATGAACAATTTCACGACGTCAAGTTTACGACAAAGATTTTAGAAATTATCGTTAATTTAGGTGAAGAATTTTTAATTCACCAAAAATTCCCAGACAAAGCCTTTGACATAATTGACGAAGCTGGAGCTAAAACAAAGATAGAAAATAACGGTAAATTTGTTAAAACAAGTACTATATACGAGATATTTGCTCAAAAATTAAACACTACAGTAGAAAATGTAAAAAATAAAAATAATATACCTTTACCAGGCAAAATAGGTTTTATGTAATTATGGAAGCAAATCAATCTTCAGAATTCACCAACAAAATAGATTACTCTAAGTTTATAAAGGGTAGAGTAGTTCAAGGTGCTACACAACTTACTATTTCTGAGGCTGACATCCTTAATTTAAATGAAATTAAGGAAAAGGACGCTTTCTTAAGCGATTTCTTAAAAGACTTTAATTTCAATAAAAATACGAGTATCGTTGAAAGAAATATGTCCTATACCTGTTATATGTTTGAATTTAATCAAACAATATATGAGATTAAAGTAGGTAACAAAGATGATGCTTTATTTTTATCAAAAGAAAACAAATTACTTAAAAGGGTAGCTAAAAAAAACTTTACCTTTGAACCTATTGGTTACTCTGAAGGTGATTTTTACTGCTACTTATTAACATTACATCAACACGGAATACCTATATCAAATATAGGCATAGATAAAATCACAGATCAGCTTGATGTATTTGCAAAATATCTATCTAACTTCCATAATTCTTTTGAGTACAAACAAAATCAAAGAAAACAGTTTGAAGAAGATTTTTTTGCGTACGGTAATTTTGAATATATCATGGGTAAAGATTTATATTACAAATGTTTAAGAGATAAAAAAATACAGACTTTAATATCAGCACTAAAAAACATTAAAGAAAATTACATAATGCACTCTGATTTTCCAGAGAATGAAACTACATTGTGTCATTTAAATTTAAATCTAAAAAATATTTTATATAGGTCTGGTAATTATAGATTTATTAATTTTACAAATTCTTATAACTTAAACCCTATGTGGGATTTAGCGTTTTTCTGTATCAATTATAATTTTCATGAATTCCCAATCTTGCAAGAACAGTTCTTTAATAAGTACCAAGAGTATTCAAAATTTAATAAAAAAGTCCCCTATGATTTATTTTTAAATTATAAAAGTCTAGCGTTTAAGTTGCAGTTCTATAAATTAATTTGCGACTATATATATAAAGCTTTTTTGGTGCAAGACCAAGACAACTTACTAGATTTGTTTATTAAGTATCAGCAATTAAGACCTTATATAGAATCTGAAATGCCAGGTTATTTAATGTTTTCTGATGATGTGTTTTACCAATTTGGATAATGAAATTATTTTTTGACCACATCTGCGGCAAACAAGCTGACACCGACTTTATACACACTTTAGTTAGTGCTACGGTAGAAAGAGATGAGGAGCAAGAGGCTTTGAATAATGGATGGTGTCCCTCAAGCATATGGTATAACCAAGACACCAACTTTATGAAAGACAACAAAATTATCTGGTATCAAAGTCGCCAATCTAGGTTAGACTTAAGCAAGTATACAGAAACAAAAAACGAAAAAAAAGCCTGGAAAAAAATAGCAAAAGCCAATCTTGAAATAGAGGTAACAACAGACCCAAATTTTGTAAAACTTTATAAAATTTATAGAAACTATGTTGGTTACAAAAACTTTTCTTCAGTGCTTTCTCAAAAAGAATTTATAAATGTTTACGAAAAAGGTAATAATATTTTTTTAATTTACGGAGATGTAGCTTTTAGTGTGGTAGAAAAAGTTGGACAAAGCTTATTGGCTTATCAATTTTGTTGGGGCTACGAAGATAAAGTCTTAGGTTTAGGTAGGTTTTCTACATATAGAGAAATAAAACTAGCTAAAGACTTAGGTTTAAAATATTTATATCTTGGGCCCAGTTACGAAAATTATGCAAAATACAAAAGCTCATTTCCAGGATTCGAGTTTTGGACAGGTAGAAAATGGTGTAGTGATGAATCAAAATACTTTGGTTTATTGCGCAAAGATGAAGAAATAACTTCTGTGGAAGATTTAACTGATTCTTACGGCTCATTTTTTGACTCGTTCTCAGTATAATCCAAATCTTTAAACTCTGTCATAAAAGAGTTATCTGTGTATTTTATACGTTTATTTTCTACGCTATAAAAGTTTTGATCTATTTCGTACCCAGGATTTTTCTTTAGTGGTTCTTCGACCCATGCATCATCATGCCACACAATTCTATTATTTGGGTAAGCATAAAAATTACCGTTTTGCATTTTAAACATATGCGCACATTTATGTTCTGGATGCTCTGAAAAATTAGTATCTAATATAGCTTTGTTCTCCCAACCCCAGTCTATTGTAAACATATACTCGCCCCATTCTCGTTTATTTGATGGAGTTATAAGTATAGCTCTTAAACCTTTTAATCTAGATCTGATACCTACATCTACATATGGAGAAAAACAATCCCAATACATAGCTTCTTCTAAAGGAACTGGCTCACACTCTTTCCAGCACAAAGCTGTAATCGGTCGTCTTGTCCAGTTAACTCCATTATCTAGGTAACATTCAAACAAAGGCACTCTCTTTTCCATTGATGTAACAGAATGCACGTCACACATGGTATAATCTCCATATCCTTTTTTATGATTGTAAAGATACTCGTTTCTAATTAAACAAGTAAACGTGGGTAAATTATGAGTTAAATAAGGCATTTAAAATATTATAAATTATATATAGAATTTTACACTTTTTACTATATAATAGTTCCATATGCAATATAATCTTTACAAACCAAACACCAAAAACACTGGTTGTGCTTTTTCTTTTAAAGTTATCACTAAAGATAAGGAGGGCAACCCATCTAAACCAACCTTTCTGATGCAGGCTATTAAACAAGCAAGTTGGGACTCTAATAAAAAAACTGGATCTTTTAGCGCTAACGCCAAAGACCCAGAAAAAAATATTTACTGTAAAATTAATGAAAATGAAGCTGGAGCTATATTACACTCTATTGAGAAATATACAGAATGGACAGCTTATCATACTTACAACGATGATAAAACCAGCCTCTCCTTAAAACCGTACACAAAAAATAATGGAGTACAAGCTTGGTCACTTGGAGTGATTAAAAACTCCGCACTTAAATTCGGCATAGGCATAGAATTAGGTGAAGCTAGGGTTTTAAAATCATTACTAGAGTTTTATTTAAATACATTTTTTAGCTACAATAAATGACCCCATATTGCAAAGTAGAAACCGATAAACTAGATTTATCCTCTGCTACTAAACAAGCAGAGATGGAGTATTTTGGATTCTCTATTGATGTTTTAGATATAGAGAAAGTATTAGAAAGTAATCCATTTTTAAAATGGTTATACGAAAAGCATCCATTTCGTGCTGGGCTTTTAAACCTTGAGCCATTTAAAACATATAAGTGGCATACAGACGGACGTAGAGGTGTTTCAATTAACGCTTTAATTAGCGACTCCCCCTCAGTTACATTGTTCTCTGAAAACATTTTTCAAGAAGATTCTCATCAAGCAGATATACAACAGTTAGATTATGAACTTAATCAAATATATTTATTTAATCCACAAGTTCCTCATACGGTAATTAATTTTGATAAACCTAGATTACTTTTTTCTTGTGAATTTTTTCTAAACAAAGATGAATTATCATTCGATCAACTTAAAACAATAGTCAATGAAAACTATACTCTATCACTCTAATAACTCTAAAGCTTTTACTGGGTTTGGTAAACACTGTAAAAATATTTTAAAGTACCTACAAAAAACTGGCAAATACAAGATTATAGAATTTTGTAACGGCTCTACTTGGGGAGACCCAAATTTAAAGATGAAACCTTGGACCTGCCAAGGGTCTTTACCCAACAATCCTGCACTTGTACAAGAGCTAAACCAAAACCCAGAAAGAGCTCGTGCCGCTGGTTATGGTGGAGAAATGATTGATGAAGCAATCAAAACATATAAGCCAGATGTGTATATGGGCGTTGAAGACATTTGGGCTTTCAATGGTTTTTGGGATAGATTCTGGTGGAATAAAATCAATCACATGATTTGGACAACACTAGACAGTCAACCGATTTTACCACTAGCTTTAGAAGCGGCGCCTAAAACTAAAAACTTTTATACATGGGCTTCTTTTGCAGAAAGAGATATGGCAAAAGCTGGACACGACCATGTTAAAACTTTACACGGTTCCATTGAAACTAGTGATTTTTACAGATTACCAGATAATCAGAGAGCCAATCTTAAAAAAGCTTTTGGTTTAGAGGATACTTACATTGTGGGTTTTGTTTTTAGAAATCAATTACGTAAGAGCGTTCCAAATATTTTAGATGGTTTTAAACTATTCAAAAAAGACTGCCCTAAAGCAAAACTGTTGCTTCATACATCTTGGTCAGAGGGTTGGGATATCGCTAGATTGTTAAAAGAAAAAGACATTAATAATTCAGATATCCTAACAACATATTATTGTTCTTCTTGTGGACACTTTTTAGTTGCTAATTTTGCTGGCGAAAAACAAAATTGTCCTTCCTGTGGTGTCAAAGAAAGCATGAGCACTAGTAATATACAACACGGTGTTAATGAATACCAATTAAATCACATATATAATTTAATGGATGTTTATTGTCACCCATTTACTAGTGGCGGTATGGAAATACCTATCTTTGAAGCTAAGTTAACAGAGCTTGTTACATTGGTCACAAACTATTCTTGTGGCGAAGATTCTTGCACCGTAGAGAGTGGTGGCTTACCATTAGAGTGGGCAGAATACAGAGAACCAGGGACACAGTTTATTAAAGCATCTACTTACGCATCTAGCATAGCTAAACAACTAAAAAAAGTATGGCAAATGAAACCAGAAAAAAGAAAAGCCATGGGCGAAAAAGCTAGACAATTTACCATTGACAATTATTCAGTTGAGGTTGTAGGTAAAAAGGTAGAAGAGATTATTGATGAAATGCCTTCAATAGATTTTGATTCCGTAGAAATTACTCCAGAGGATGGACAAACTATTAATTTAGCTGATATAGTTGACACAGAGAAATCTATAGCTATTGTAATTCCAGGTGGTATGAATGATGTTTTGTGGGTAAATAGTCTTATTGAAAATTTTAAAAAATTATATAAAAATTATTCTTTGTATGTTTTCACAAATCCTCAATACTTTGATTATATCGAAGATAATCCCGACGTATACAAAGTTTTACCATATTCACCACAAATAGATAATCCATTATTTTTAGAGGGTTATGGCACAATTAAAGGTGCTTTTGATATGGCTTTTTTCCCACATCATGGTACACAAAGAAATTTAAATTATATTCACAACAGAATAGATAAAACAGAATTCGCATTACGTTAAATATGAGTCATATAGCAGAAGTTTACGCAAAAGATTTAGGGGTTAAAATAGGCAAACCTAAAATTACAGAACACTTTTATCCTTTATTGCAAGATAAGTTTATCTTAATAGGTACACAGGATGAAATCAAAGCCCATAATTATGATTATTGGGGTTTAGTTGTTAATCTATTAGAGCCTATTTTAGAGAAACATAATATCAATGTTATAGAAATCCACAACGGAGACAACAGAAGCCTTAAACAAAAAAACTTTATGTTAAGAAAATCGCTTGGTTATTTTGGTGTTTCTAACCATTATGCACAAATAGCAGATGCTTATGGCAAACCTTCTGTTTGTATAGTTGGTAATACTTATCCAGAGGTTTGTCAACCAGCTCCAACTAGTAAAATGATTTCTCCAGATTTTTCAAAGATCAAACCTTCCTTCGCTTTAGAAGAGAATCCAAAACGAGTTAATGAAATTAAAGCTGAAGAAATAGCACAAAGCGTTTTAGATGCTTTAAATATAGATGAAAAAATAAAATTTAAAACTATCTATATTGGAGCTAACTCACATCAAGAAACGATAGAAATCGTACCAGATTTCAAGGCTCACATTAATCAAGACATGAACAGTAAAACAGTTATTCTTCGCGGAGATTTACATTACGATATTGACAATATATCTTTTTGGTCTCACAGTAGTCCAAATGTTTTATTCTTAAAACAAGAAATACCAGCTGATGAGATTGGACGTCTTTCAAGAAATACTCGCAAAGTTGTTCTTAAGGTTGATTCTGCAGAAAATGACTATGAAGATTTTTTAAATAATTTAAAAAAATATAATATACCTTCTGTTTTGGTAACTGAAAATGAAGAAATAGTTAATGAGTTAAGATTAAAGTATTTTGATTTCCAAGTCCTTATGTCGCAGCACAAAGACATAAGTGAGTTAGTGAATGAAAACACCAAATTCATCTCCAACAAAACTTTTATTAACGCAAAAGATAAATATATATCAGAATTTTGCGCAGATAGACTTGACAATTCCACAAATTTTGTATTAAATGATATATCAAAACAAGAATTAGAAAGTTTATATTTATATGAGTAATCCAGAAAAATTTAAAAGAAACGAGCATGGTCTCCTAGAATCGGTTGATTATGTTTTCAATGAAGATGGTTCAGTTAATTGGAGAGCCATGATTAAACCAGAACATTTATATCCAAACAAGGATTGGTTTGAGTATCGCAAGATGCCAGTGCCAGATTCTGTTGATGGTCTTGACGACAATCAGTTGCTTATTAAGCTTAGCGGTATTAAAGAATTAGCTAGACTTAGAGGTTTACATAATGTCACCTATGATATTACAGAGTCTTCTGACACTCGTGTTGTAGTTCAATGTTTAATTAGTTGGATTAGTAACTACGAAAGCAATGGTACACAAACCTTTTCTTCTATTGCAAATGCCACAACAAACAATACAAATGGTTTTGCGGCAAAGTTTTTAGAATGTATTGCTGAAAATCGTGCTTTTGTTCGTTGTGTTAGAAACTTTTTAAATATACATATTGTTGGTGGTGATGAAATAGATAGCTCTAAAAATAAAGCCCCTATTGACACCACTAATATATCTAAAACGACCGATATTAGCCCCCAGGGCATCTTATCAAAGAATTTGCAAGATAAGGTAGGCGTCAGCAGCTTTGAAGGCTTTAAGGACTGGTTACGCGCTTTATACAAGGAGGGTCAATATGATGGCGACACCGACCAAGTTAAGACTTGGAATAGCTTCAAAGACATTCCAGCAAAAGAGTGCCGTAAGCTTTTAAAACTAATCTAATGTACACAACGTATGTTATTGACCGTGTTCAAACTTTCTCTGCACCAATAAAGTTTAAATTAACTAAAACTATTGAGTGTAGAAGTTTGGAACAACGGAACATTCTTGTTGAAAAACTAGAGAGACTAAAAACAGAAAACTTTAATAGAATTAGATTACCAGAATTTGATTTTACTGTAAGTGAAAATACAGTTGTTCAAAACATGCAATTTATTAAAGGCCAACCCTTTGGTACTTTAATTAGTCCGCATCAAGAAATTGTGTACGAGGACATAGTTCTTAAAGATTCTGATTGGACTTTTTTAGATTACAATACTTTAAACTTTCCAGTAGAGAGAAAAATTGACAAAATTTATGCAATAGATTTTCAATCCTATAGTTACTGTCCAGATATTGACGAAAGAAAAAAACTGTGGGCACTAAGATCTGAATTGCATAAAGAAATTTTATCCCAAATATCCAGTTAGATAACCAGTGCAAAATGTGGTGTCTACGACTTTGTCGTTGTCTGTCAATTCAAATTTAAATACTGGTTGATTTTCTATCGCTCCAAATGTATTTATATTTCTAATGGCATTGAAATCAAATTGGTTGCCCAAATACCCAGTTTCTAACTGTATGTAGCTGTTACCAGTTTGTGCGTATATGTTTATTCCTACTCCAGTCTGATTATTTAAATTTAAACTATTATCATATTCGCTTCTAACATCAAATAAGTAATTCAAGTTGCTTGTTAATGACTGACCAGATGCATAACCAGTGCTAGATATCCGATTGTAACTTTGATTATTTGAATTTGTTAATGTAATGTTTTTAATTAATTTTTTGTGATATACTATTTCTTTTACTGGTATGTGAACTTGCGTTTTGTAAGGTTGAGAAGATTCTGGATTTTTCAAAGATGTTACTGTGACAGTATAGTCTCCAGCAGCCAAACCCCTTAATTTAACCACGGTTGCTCCACTACTATCTTTTCTGACAAATTCTTGCAAGTAAGGCGAAACGAATGTTTTGTTTACTGCAGTGACTACATATTTAGTTTCGGTAGAACCACCTCCAGCATTTATAGTTACTGTTATATCAAAAGTTCCATTAGCTTGTTGTACTGGAGCACCTACTACAACACTAGACGGTGGTGTAGGTTCATTAATAGTGTTTTGCGGTATACCAATATTTGGTGTCGATCTAACATAATCAAAATCATTATTTTCAATCATGTCGTATTTTTCTTGCGAATACTCTAAAGCGTTAATTTCAAACAAACCTGGTTCGTCTTTTTCTGGTTTTACATTTATAACCTTATACAAGTTTTCGTCACCACCATTGCTTAATGTTGTTGAGAACGGCATTCCATGTGAAATACCACTTTGTGTAGGATAATTAAAATCTGTACCTATTCGAAGAATCCCATTACCTAAATCTCTTACACCAGTTATTTGATGTTTAGAAACTTGTGCTTCCTCCATTTTTTCTATTGCTGATACTGGCATTACGCCTTCGTAAACATCTGAATCTAAACCAGCCGTGTGCGTTAAATCATACTTAAAAATATCTCTCAGTGCATTAAGTTGATTTTGGTGTCGATTATTGTATGTGTACAAACCTCCGCCTGCTCCAATTAATATAGAATCTTTATTAAGGTCGTGGTCAGCCACATCAAAATAAGCGTGAGTTACTGAAGGCGTGTTTGTATTGAAATTACCTGTTTGAAAATCTAAAACCTTACCATTATTAAATTCAAAATTTTTCAAATCATCATTAATTTGTATAATATCTCCAGGAGTTAACAACATGGCTTCACTACCGCATTGGAAAGCTACAGTCTCTGTTTCTAGTTTATTACTAAGTAATATATACTTTCCTGCTCTCTTTGCTTGAGATCTTGATGTGCAACCTATACCATTTGATATGTTTGTGATAGTACCATAATTTCTTATGGATTCTTCGTCTTCCACATACTCAACTTTGACTGCATAATTATCTTTTGCGTCTGCATAAGGAACCTCTACTCTATTAAAGCGGGCGGTAGCTAAGATGTCCCCGTACGAGAAAAATCCTTCTCTTACGTTTCTGTTATTAAAAATAGCTGTCGTAGTTCTAGGCTTATCAGAGGAAAATGTTAAAGCCGTGCCGTCCCAATATGATATAGCTCTAAATATAGAACCAATATTAGACAAAACTTGATACGCGTTTTCAGACCTGTCTATTAATAAGTTACAAGAAAATCTAGGTTCTAAACCTCCATATGCGTCAGTAACACCTTCAAAAAATCCGTCCACATCTACTGCGTCACAATACCTACCCAAATTATATAGTTTAAAAATATTAATATCTTCTCTAGTATCTATGCGATTGCCACAACCATAAACAGGGTTTATCATTAAATCGTATAAAACCCAAGCTGGGTTATCGGTCCAAGCTAATTTAAATGTGCCGTCCCATTCTCCCATGTATACTCGTTCCTTGTTTCGACCAAATATAGAATTAGCGTCTAATACTGTTTTACTTTCTTTTGTTCTTTCTTCAGCTTCAGCCGTATTTGTTGCGACCATTATTCCATGACAGCCACCCACCTTATCTCTAAAAACTCTCGCTCTTCTACTACCAGAGTCCATCAAGGTTCCGTCATAGTGATGAATCAGTTGATTATTGATTTTTATTTTTAAATCTGCGATCTGCGTGTTTGTTCTAACTTGATTAGTAGTATTAGTTAGTTTTCTACCTCCAATAAACATTAGTGCCTTTTTGTCTACATCAGAATCAAAAGCAGAACCTGTGGTTACTACATACATACTGCTATTTGTTTTTTGTCTAGTGCCAGTAAATGTTTTTGTTGTGCCATCCGCTTTGGTCGCTACAACAGTTAATGTCATGGTTGTTCTTGTGTGTTTGTATGTTATTTCAAATGATGACTCAAACGCAAAGAAATCTTGATCGACAGCTACTGTTAATGTGTTACTACCCCTAAATTGACATTCAAATCTTTTATTGCCGTGTCCTGCATCTTTTTTATAGAAAATATGAATACCATCAGTAGCAGTTCCACCGTCTATTGCGATTCCATTACTGTTGGTTTGCTTGTGCTGGGCCATAAATAAAGTTTGTATATTACTGCCTGCATACGGATTAGCACCTTGCGCGGTCGAATCTCTGTATTTTAAACTTATCTCTACGTTCTTTCGCCCCCAATTGATCTCTTGATTAAGTTGCCAACGGCAGTTGTTACTTGCATGACCATCATGGTTAAAGTTAAATATGTATCTTTGCCCATATGTTATTTTGCTTTCTTGAAATCTTTTATCTGTACCGTCTCCTCTTAAAGGATTGTAATTACTTGGCACTAATACTTTCTTAAGGCGCATCTCAAAACTTCTTGATGGAACTCTACTGAAAGCTCTAGCATCTATAATCGACGAAGCTAAAGCTGAATACGGATAAGTAAAACTATCACTAATGCTTTCGGTGTTATAATTTAAACTTAACGTTTTATCGGTGAGAACAGAATCGGTTTCATAATCTATCTTTGTAGCACTAACGTATCTCTTTGGTGTCTGCCAACTGTTACCAGGGAAGATTAATCCATTTTTATTTCCTAATTTATAATTTTCTATTAATTGGTCTGTTAATCCAGGTATGTCAGTTGAATTTAAGCGTAAATTTTTTAAATCTTTAGGGTTAGGTAATATATCCGTCAAATCAAAAGTTTGATTATATTGAGATGTACTAATGCCATTGATTGCCACTATTCTAAAGTTGTCGTAATTCTTTAAAACATAATCTTTTAAAGATACACCAGCAGCTAAAGCTTGTGACAGTGTAGCAAATTGTTCTATATTGCTTCTAGAAACTGTGGGTGGGTTTATATTTATATCCAATATTGGAGGTGAAAACACTCTTGCTCCGTTAGCTATATCCATAGAAACACCTAACAATAAACCATTACCCATGTCTGTATTTTGTTTAGAGGTACTATGTGTGAAATAAACTCCATTTCCACCATAGTTACTAACTTGATTAACACCGTTACCCCACTCTACATCCTGCACGAAACCTTGAGCAAAATATATATTAGCCTCATTGACTGCATCGTCTACAGAATATGTCCATTTGTTATTATTGTCTGATGGATTAGTAATAGAAAAATGTTCTATAGAATAATAAACCTTATTAACATCAAATTTCGTTAAACCATAATTTCTCATGTCACTATTTGTTGTTAAGGTTTCCAAGTTACCATTATTTATATTTCTCAAACGGAGTGAGGGCAGGGTTTTGGGGTTGCCATTAGAATTCATAGCCCCAGACAATCTTAAAAACCTATTGCTTGTTTCGTCTGTTTCATCTTCAATTTGTAAAAATTCTCCTTGTGTTATCAGAATTTCTGGTCTATAATCTATAATATTCTCATATTCTTGAAAGCTTCTATCGGACAATTCATAACCAGCAACAAATCTCACCATAACATTTGCTGGAAGCGTTCTACCAGCATCGTCTCCAGCTCTTTGTGTAGATCTTAAAGCACTAACAGTTATAGTTGATTGATATCCATCAACTTGATAATCATCTATAAAATGAATTACTGGATATGCATCGTGGTCTAAGCTAGGTTTTAAATTCCAACCTGCAAAGTCTCCCAATTCACTAATATCTTTATTTTGTTCTTGTGAAAATGGCCCCAATAATCTTTTGTTAACAGGTATATCTCTTGAAGCGTTTACATATTGATCTAAAACTATTTGTTGTTCGTATCCATTTCTCTGATCAAATGCAATATTGTTGTAGTTGTAAACACCACTTAAATCATTAGCAAATCCTAATTTTATGTCTTTGTGATTTACGTCTCCTAAAGATGGATTTGTTTGTTTATTGGTAGCAATAAGAGATAAAGATGTATCACCAGCGTATGTTGAATCACTTGTAAAATTTCTCATAAAAATGTCACGGTCATCTTTAGGCCTAAATTCTGTATACATATTAGAATTATTAGAAAATACAAAATCCCCAGTTTTGAAATTACCTGGCTGATCGTTAGCCATAGAGTTTGATAAACGATAATCTCTTTCTCCTATATAGAAGAACATGACGCCCCCACCAACCAAATCATTAATTCTATATTTTTTACCAACATAACGACCCGTCATATCTTGTGTGTTTGCTTCCAAACTTTGATCTAAACCTCTAAAACTAGGAGCAATAAAAAAGAAACTTTCTGGAATTTGTACGACATCGCCATCTGGTTTCTGAACTAACCTTTCTTGCAAATCGTTGTTAAAAAAGGTGTTAAAAGATAAATTAGACAATAAATACGCCTCATTTGTTGCAGAGGTGTCATATGTGTTAGCTCTATCTAACGTGTATCTAAAAAATTCATCATCACTACTACTATATATTCCATCTGAACTAAAAAACATTACCCCTAAATGCCCTAATTTTGCTTGATTTTTAGTAATGTATGAAGACATTTCTGTTTTTACAGAATCTAATTTGGTTATTTGGTTTCTTACGATACTTTGGTGTGCTCCATCCGACAAAAGCTTCAGCTCTTCACTAAGATGTAGTCTAATCAAATCTAAACCACTTGTCATCACGTTTGAGTTCAAAGCGCCAATCAGATCTACATGTTCCATAGTGATTGGTTTCTTATTGAAAGAATATTTTTGTGGTTCTTTAATAGGTATATCGTCTAAATATATTGCTTCTAAAAATGAAAAATCTTTAGCTCTTTCACCTCCTTTGGTAACTAAACCCTCTGTTGGCCCCTCACACAGTAAATCTACACAAGCGAGAGTAGATGAAGATTGTAGAGAATCAGTAGCAACTGGGGGCAATAATCCAGCACCACCCTCAATTTTAATGTTTTCCTTTACCTTGGTTTTATAATACTGATCCCTTTTACCCATTATATACTATTACACTCTAATACATTTGATTTTGACGTGGTCTAAAATTTCTTCGTTATCTAAAAGATAGAAAACCAACCCAAATTCTTTAGCATTTTCTTTTAATCCGTCAATTACTATATCCTCAATGAAGTAATAACCCATATCTTTTATGCCTTTTTCTGTATAAAAACAATTTTTAAAATTTTTATCAAAAAAATCCACCTCCACATGTAAATCGGTTTGTCTTAAATTAAGTCCGTATGGAATCATATCTTTAATATGCAAATTAAAATTAACCAATATATGCGATTTTTCACAATGTAAGCGCCCATATTTCTCCTTTGAATTGTACACCAAACCACTATTGTCAGAGCTAAAATCACTAAAAGATATTAGTTTTTTGTTCGCAGGTTTGTATGTAAAGTCCTTAATAAGCATTTTCAGTAGCTCCTTTGCCTAAAGATGTAACGGCTACACTATAATCACCAAAAACATACATATTTCTAAAAACAGTTGTAGTTGTATTACTTGGATCTTTCTGAACCACTTGTTGTTTATGCATTCCATTAGGTATTAGTAACCTAACAGAATAGGCTTCTTCTGTTGGGTTGCTTTGAGCTGTGATTGTCACAGTTAAATTAGTAGATCCGTTTGGCAATGTAGTTAATGTTGTTTCAACATTTTGCGGTTCAGTTGGTGTTAATATGTCGTTGTGCGGTATTCCTATATCTATATAACCTTGTCGAAGTTGCGTATTTATATTTGATGATGAAGAATCACCCAATATATTTTGTTGTACATAACCAAGTGAATTTTTATCTCTATCTACAAAAACCGTGTCACCTGCACTTTCTATCATTGCATATTTTTCTGGTCTGTATTCATTAGCTGTTATTTTATAAAGATTACTCTTAGATGGTTCAATAGATAAAATTCTATACTGTTTTAAATTTTGAGTATCCAAAGAAACAGATAAATACGAACCTGTTGGTATATTTCTAGCATCCATACCACCAGGCACTAAATTCACTTGATAACCCTTTTCTATTGACCCCAAAGATACTCTATCGGTTCTTGTTACTATTTGTACAGTTGTTGACGATGAATTTTCGTCTGGAGGAGGTAAGACAATGGTTTCTCCTTCTGTAGTTCCATTTGTAATTGCCGATTGAATAATTTCTTCACTTTGGAATGGGGTAAATACACCATTGCTTCTAGGTGGAGTTCCAAAACTACCAAAAAACAACTTTGCTGGATTATCTGTTCGTGGTGGTACGGAATCTGGGTTCTCACTAGAGTTAGTATTCCATGTAGCTTCATATGGGAATTGAGAACCACCTTCAGAGAAAAACTCTTTTGTAGTAATGGTTCTAGTATCTACGACATCTAGAATTTCTTCTATCGGCACTTGATTGTCTGTTATAGCTGGAACATCTAGAAACGTAAATTGAGCTTGAACTGCATTTGATGGATTAAAAAATCTTAATCTCGATTTTATTAGGTTGAATGCGTCTATATAGTAAGTAGAATCAAGGTTTGTGGCAGGTTGAAACTCTGCATATAACGGACTGGTTCCTCCATTTGCCCAAGCCACTGATGGAGATAAAGCAAAATCAAAACTTATCAATTTGTTTGAAGGGCCGCCATAAGTAAAACCCCATCTTGAAAGACCACTTTCATTTGTATAAATAGTTCTATAAAAGAACTCATATACATAACGCCCATTGCTTATCAATAGTCCCCTATCTAGCGTTGGTTGGGGGTCAACCGTAGTGCCTCCCAGTCTCACTATTCTTGTGTATACAAAAAATTCTCCACCTGGTCCAATGTAAGCATCGTCTGGTAATCTATCAACAAATCCTGGAAAATCCTCCGTATTAGTAACAATATAGTATCTACTATCATAACCAAAATGTGATTGATAGTTATCGGTCTCTGTAATTGCATATTGAACTTCAAAAGATACATCACCTGTATCTACTCTTGTTTGTGCTGATTGTTCTACTGGCACTTGTACGTAACCATCATTAACTTTAGTAATCGCGCCAGCGTTAACAAGGACGTGCTTGCTTTGATACAAAGGACCATCGTTCGCATTCACGCCATAGCGATGAAGAGAGCTTAGTGTCGAATTGCTGTCATAGTGAATTTCGCCAAATACTTCAAAAGTTTCAAATGTTGGATCATCAGAAGCTAGAATTTCTACCTCTACCGCTGTATGAAAGAAAGAATTACCAGATTTCTTTCCATTTGCCAGATACAATAATTGCGTAAACCTTTTAGCCTCTCCAAAATCTATTTGTAAGTATGATGCACCATGAGTCCTCTCATCCCCCTCAATAGTCCAAAACATTTTATTCCATAGGTGACTGTCGTGCCTATTAAAAGCGTGGTATGCAGCGTAATCTTCATAGCTTGAACCATTCGTGATTTCAGAACTAGTAGATGTTTTTACATTACCTCCATCATCAGAGGTTAAAGCTGATGGATATTGATTACCCAAAACATCAACAAAACTAATATCATGAATAGCCAATCGAAACCTATCGTAACCAGAAGCATTGCTATTAAGATTACCTCTATTTGCTTGTGAATCTTTGGCTTGTATCCTATAGTATCTTCTTGCTACTCGATTTACAGGTATAAGATTATCTATAACTATATTTTTAGTAATTTCAACACCATCTGTAACAAATTTCCAAGCGTTTGCATTACTGCTTTGTAGATGAGGTCCTTTTTCAAAGTACGGTTTAGGTGGCGGATTTGAAGTTGGAAAATTATAAGTTTTAAAATCTCCTTTTACCCATCTTTCTGGCACATTTGCAACGGTTGGCATTTTTGTATAAGTACCTCTTAATGCTAAAATATCTTCTGGAGTAGTTATCCTATTATTTTCAGCGTCTAACGCTTCGCATGTTAATGCTATACCATAATCAAATTTGTCAATTAAAACGGTTTGGGCGTCTGGAATAACTGGCGCTTCTGGTGCTCCTGGTGATGGGTCTGCTTCTGGCTCGTCATCCACAACGATGATACTTTCTGTTGTAGTCACGGTAGTAACAGAACCTTTTACTTCTTCAATTGTAGCTATATCTAAAGCTCGTGCTGCACCAGCTTGATAACCAGTCAAGCTTCCACCAATTACTCCGTTATCAAAATTAACGTGTTCGTACATTTCAGCTTGTCCACTGGATTGTATCGACGTGTCGTAAATAAAAGCGTCACGATTAGAATTGAATGTGCTTAAATCAAACGTAGGTTCAATGATTAAAGTGTTTTCATTTAAAGCGGATAAAACCCTACTAAATCCTGGTTTGAATTTTTTAAGTTCATCGTTAACTGTAATAACATCACCTACCGTGCATGTTAATGATTCTAAACCAGCTTCAAAGTTAACCATTTCTGTTTCTAACTTATTTGTATAAATAGCATATCTACCCACTCTCGTTGCTTGCTTTCTACTAGTTGCACCTTTCGCATTCATTGTTTGTACAATCGGGCCATTTACTCTTAAACCTTCTTCATCTTCTACGGTTTCAAATTTAATTTTATAATGATCTGTCTTATCAACAAATCTTACTCTAGCTACATTAAATTGAGAAGTGCTGCTAGAGGTTGAATAATTAAATAAACCAGCCTTAACATTTGCATTATTAAATAAACCAACAGGTTCTGACGGCATGTCGCAATAAAAAGAAATACCTCCACCATTCCAATATAACTTGCCGTTAAAACAAGAAGCAATGTCTCTTAAAATATTATGTGGGCTTTGTGATTTGTCTAAAACCGTATTACAAGAATATCTTGGTTCAAGACCTCCATAACCATCGTCAACACCTACAAAAACACCATTTTCATCTACAGCGTCACAATATCTACCTATCTTATATAATTGGAAAATGTCTATGTCTTCATCATCATCCATTTTTTGGCCTAATCCCCAAAGTTTATTTGTGAGTATATCATATAAAATCCATGCAGGATTATCTGTCCAAGCTTCTTTAAATGTTCCGTCCCAATCACCAACGTAAATATTTTGTCTACCTACACCTTGTAAATATGTGTTATCCGCAAACGTTTCTGGGTATAAATTTACGAACCAATTTTCACCCATCGCTGCCTCGTTTTTATCTAAAAATCTCTTATCTTTACCTAAACCATTAAGCGGGAAATAATTGGATGGCACCTTTACTCTTCTTAATCTCATTAAGTAATTTCTTCTAGGGGTTGAATCAAAACCTCTACCATCCATATCTATTTTAACTAAAGCTGAATAAGGATAAGTAAAATTATTTTTAGTCATTTCAACAACTGCGCCCAATCTTATTTCTCTTTGAATTAAAATAGAATTACTTTCAAAAGTTGTTCTTCTTACTCTCACATATCTTGGATACCTATCTTTCATTTCTAAAACATTCAAACCTTTAAATTCATTTGGAAACTGATTTTTTAAATTTTTAACTGATGGTAACGGATATGGCCCAACTTCATTAAGATAAGCTTCTTCAACTACGCCTATAAATTCTTTTTGATATCTGGCTACGCTGTAATTATCGGAATATTCAACTGATTCTGGTAAATTTTCAAAACCGATTTCTATTTCAATTGAAATTCTTTCTGTAGTGTTCGATGATTTAAATCTTTGTGGGTTAATTTGCTCTACAACTTTCCTCTGTAGTTTTGTAATGTACACGAGTAACTTAACTTCTTCTGATTCTAATGAATTCACGATATGTTTGATTGTATAAGCATCATGATTTAAAGGTATAGTCTTCATCCAGTTTGAAAAACTCGCACCTTCTCTTACGTCTTTACTAGCTGTTCCAGCTTCTGCAGATTCTTTTATAACTCCTATTGCACCAGCTGAACCATCTACATCATCAATAGATGTTGCTATAGAGTCTACAATGTCAGCTTGTGGGTTGGATGGTCCAAATAAATGCTTATTAATAACATACGAAACTTCTAAATTATCTTCCATCGTTGTTTGGAATTCTGTACCATTTCTAAAATCTACACTTGCTCTTGTAAAATTATATCTACCCTCATCTTCATAATTCCAAACTGCAGAAATAGTTTTGCCCTTTAAACTTCCAGTAGGAACATTAATAACTGGATTGGCACAACATCCATAACTAAAACCCTCTGTATCAAAAACCATTACGTCATAACCTTTTGCCTCTCCTTCAGCTATTTTCAATGCTAACGCAGGATCAGTTCTATTTACTAATACTTTACTCTCTTCTATTTCTCCTTGTGCATTTACTGGATCAAAATTTTTGCCTAAATATATAGGCCAAATCATTGTGCCTTTTCGATTAGCTGTATTAATTTTTGATAAATTAACTCCATGTCTATAATATTGAAAAGTGTTGGTAGCTAGACCTACTTGTGCCGCTGTAACACCTTGCCCACCAGGATATTTAACTATACCATCACTATTAAGTTCTAAAAAAGATGATTTATAGTATTCATCTCTTCTACCCAGGTTATCTTCACGTCCAAAATATTGCGGTCCTAAATATTGTCTTCTGACAATAGAGTCTATCTTTTCTTCATTATATAATTGATATATTGGTGTCTCTGGTGCATAAACCAATTTTTTTCCAGGCAGTGGATTTAATACTTGCCCTGGCAACAATCCATATCTAAAAGTTAAACTCCTTAATCTAAGAGAGTTAGAGATGTTAAACAAATCTCCTTCAAAAATAACAAAACCAAAGTTTTTATTAAACTCTTCTTCATCGTCTAAAGAATTAAGCTCTCTTTGTAATTGATTAAAGTATGGCTCTTTTAAACCATCTGGCTCATCTGTTCCTGGCACAAACGAATATTGGATCCTAATTGGTCTATCTGAGTTTGGAAATCTTGTTGCAAAGTCCGATGAACTCATTGCGGAATTTAAATAGTATTTTAATCGATCGGTATCTTTGTAAAAATCAGAATTATATACAGGAGGGTCAAAATCCTTAGGTCCATATGCTTTAAACATTGTGGTTCTCGGCGACCATAAACTATCAAAAGACCCTATACTATTAATACCTAAACCATATACCACATTACCTTTAAATGTTAATGGATTATCTGCAGTGACTTGATTGTTTTGTGCTTGATTAGAATGTGTCCCAGCTCCATTTACAGATAATTTACTTTCTAATTGATTGTATGAAGTAGCTCTACTATAACAATTTTCTTGAGCGTAAACACTTAACATTAAATACAAAGGTCTCGTATAACCATAACTACCATTTTCATGGTTTGGCGCATATAGCGCGGCTTTAGGCGAACTTTTACTAGATAATGCTGATCTATTCGAATAACGTGAACTTTGATGATCAACGACATTAAATCCAACCATTGCAGATAATTTAAAACCACCATTTTTATTTATTGAGTCTCTATAGTCATCTTTTTGATCTTGGAAAAAATCATACTTTTCATCTTGAGCATCAATAACAATACCTGCTACATGATTTACCCTAGCACCATATTCATAATAAACCTTGTGACCCTTTCTAGTTGAAAGCGTGCCAGCTTGAGTTTCGAAAACATCTTTTTCGTGTGGCGTTGCCAAATTAGTTGATTTAAGTTTCTTTTTGTCTAAATAAAAAGAATCAATTTCTCCAGAAACTTTATCAATACCAGCTTTGATAGCAGCTTTTAAACCAGGTAGGGTTACAACTTTTTGCAAACTAGTATTAAATGAGGATAGTGGAAACGTATAAGCATTACTAGCTGCTAAAGATGCTAAAGAAACGTCAGACCCTGTAAAATTACCGCTTTGTAAATTCATTGGTGTATTTGGTGCGAATCTTCTGGAGTAAGTCGCATAAGATGCAAAAGCTTCTGGATAGTATTCTACTTTTCCTGCAGTACCCATAGTAGAACTGACGCCAGAATTCGATAAGTATCTATACTTTACGGCATTTTTATCAGAAGTATCTTGAGCCTCAGTGCCAAGTCTTAAACCTATAGCGTGAGACATCGTGGTTGGAAGTTCCCAACCACGCCAAAGAACATCTAAACTTCTTATGTTTGCTACTTGATCATCTTCTGGAGCATTGAGATTTGGTCTAATTAAACCCTCATCTGTCCTTTGAAAATTTACTAAAGACTCTACTTGAAACCTACCTACATCCTCTGTAGATTTCACAACAATGTCATCTAAATATGTTGCTTCTAGTGGATTAATCGTTGATCTTCCAGCTTGATCTACAAAACCTTCTACGGGCCCTTCTGACAATAGATCTAATACACTAAATGTGACGTAAGATTTTTGTAAAACCGTAGATTGTGGAGGTATACTATCACTATATCTAGTACTTAAAGCGTCGGCAATTGCGTCTGATTGCTGTTCATATTGCGCATTTACATCAGTACCTACAACGTGCTTTTCTTTAAATTTATTTTTATAATATTCATTCATTAGTAGCCTCTAAACGTAGATGTTGAAGAAGCAAAAACTTCTTGAATTTTTAATAAAGATTCCAATTGGGGAGAAGAACTGTATCCAGGTTGTCTGTCTACGTGCAATTGATAGTTGCTAAGTTTTGTACCAACAACTTTAGATCCAACTCTCAATCTTCCGTAACCAATAGGCACTGGAACACCTTGTTGTGTTGTATTTGTAGGAGAAGAAAATGCATAAGATGCATTTCTCATTGACGTAGTTGATAAAGCTTGATCTCCAATTCTTTGTCCAGGTTCTGTCTCTGGTATACTGGTAGTTAGATATTGAACACCCGCTGTGACAAGTCCTATACCAGCGCCAAATGCTAAAGTTTGTGCAAACGTACTTGACATAAATCCAAAACCTCCCAGAGGGCCAACACCAAAAGATGCGGCTATTAACAATACACCTATAACAATGGCCCCAATACCTTTAACGAAAGATTTAGCTCCAAAAATGGATGGGCAAAAATCTACTGTTCGTATCGCTTCCTCATAATTTTCATTAAACTTACTGGAATGCACTGTTTCCTCGTTAACGATCAATTCATATACAGAACTCTCGAGATAAAATTCCATAATTTTTTTTCTTATACCAGGGCATCTAATTTCTAAAGCACTAATAATATCCATTGGCTTATTGATGTTGTACAGTTCAAATTCTTCACCATACTCTTGTCCTAATATACCGTGTAGTCTAATTATAGTTTTCATTAGTATCCTCCCCCTGCTCCGATTGATCCAATTCCATCTACCCCACCAGCGATTTGAGAACTTGCATCTGTAAAAAGTGTTCTAAGAGCTGCGACTCTACTTCCAATTCTCAATAAGCCATACCCCACTGGAACATTAGCGCCTTGAGTTGTAACATTTGCTTGATTATGGACATTAAAACTTCTACCAGCTATTTCCAAACCAGCCGCTCCGCCCCAAGTTTGTGTAGGTTGTGCTAAATCTTTAACACCAAAATAAGCTACCATAGAATTTAAAAACAAAGTAGAACCAAAAGTTTTAAATGCTGGTGACTGACCAGCAGTTTTTAAGAATTCGTCTTGACCTTTTAAAGATGGTACGATTTCTATTTTTTTAAAGTTTTTTTTATTTACTAGCTCTTCTGGATGTTTTGGTTTTTCATCATCTATAATAAATTCAAAGTAAGATCCCTCTTGAGCGCTTTGCATTATAAAATTTCTAAACCCCTCTCTGTTAACATTGATAGCATTTACAACGTCCATAGGTTTCTTAATGTTTGCAAATTTATGATTTGCTCCAAATTTTTTTGCTAAAATTCCGTGTAGTATTATTTCTGTCATTTTAGTTTCCCTTCTAGCAAATCTATGTTCTCTGTTAACACTTCAGATATCGCTGGTTTGTATATATGAAAATCAGAATTTGTAATTGAAAAAATCACAAAAGGGTAGCAAATTAAATCAGATGTTTTGATATCAAAGTCCGACTCTTTTGCATCACCTATCGTATGAGAGTGGTACACAGCCACTAAATCAAAATTTCTTTTATAATACAAAAAATCCTTAGAAGGAATATAAAAAGTTATTTGTGGATTTTCTGCTTTGTTTTTTAAGGGTATGATATCAAATTCTCCGTCCTTCATATAGACAAAACCACACACCTCTTCTTTGATGTTTTTAGAGCAGTCTGCCATAATTTTTTCTTTGATATTCATTTTTTAAAAATTTATTAAAATTTTAGTAACTATATTTTTCAGTGCCTGGGAACCCACCATATGGTAACGCTTGATTTTGATTAATGGTGTCTGTAGTCCATTCATCGTTTGCGAATCTTAGTTGACAAGCTCCTAATTTTTTCGAACAAGCATCTTTAACCCAATTTTCTGGGCTTAGTTTTGGTATCAGTGTTGGACTTGTGTTACTTTTTTTACAAACATAATAGACTGGATGTTGTTTATAATAGTTAGATGTTAAACCTTGACCAGCTACAGCTCTGTCGCTAAGAGTATAAACATAATCACCTAAAGCGTAGTTACCACCTCCTTGTAAAGATCCGCTCCATAATCCTCTAGGATTTAAACAAGCGGCCACCGTAGCTTTGTTGTCAATATTACCTTGAGCGTTAACAAAAACATTACCAGCACCAACAACTTCTTCGTTTAAATTAAAACCAGCTGAGGCTGACCCAGTGACGAAAAGTTCGTCATCAATGTTGGCTACAGGTCTATCTTCTCCAGCTGATGTTTTGTCGTATCCATATCTACAACCATAACCTCGATATACCCATGGGCAATATCTTGCTGAAACTTGTCTGCCTGGAATATCTATATTCTCTAATTCTAAAGTGGTGACTAATTCAAATTCTACCATCGCTTTATTTTCTGATACTTTTCTAGATATAAAATATTTATCATCTGGCATTCTTGCATCTGGATTGGCGGAACCCCAAGGATTATTACCATCTGGGAAATTTGCCCCATCTATAAATTTAGCAAAAGTTCTTTTTCTAACTAATTTGGCGTTGTTTAAATTGTTAAATTTTCTTAAAAGTGATGATACGTACATACCCGCGTTAGAAAATCTTATTTTGGCTCTAGGGAGTCTTTGATCTCCTAGAATATCAAAACCATCTGCCTCTACTGGTAGCGGTAGGTATTCTTGACCATCAAATATAATTTTGCCATCTACTCCATTAGTGCCACCGTGAAAATTAATTTGAGCCTGGGAATCATTCTGATAATCGTGATATAAAGTGTAAAATTCAAGTAATGCCGTAGGTTCTACGTCAAAAATAGCCTTTTTAAATTCTTGATTTATTCCCTTGCCCATGTACTATATTACACCGAAAGATGAAAAAATACAAAAAAATCAACAAAGCTACATATAAAGAATATGATAAGAAATATTTCATGGAAATGTTGGCTATTTTCTTGGATTTTTTAGATCTTGCAAAGTTGGATCAATTTGAGTATCCCTGCAAAGGCCTTAGTGATCAAATGAAATACAATTTTCTTATGTTTGAATTTAAAGCTATCATTGACAATTGTATGTATAAATACCCAGTTTTTGACGAGGAAACAGACAAAATGGTTGGATTTATCATTTTAGACGAAGGTAAAATTATTACAAACGCTCTTGAAGTTCATTTTGTAGCTAAATATCAAAAGGTTTCATATTGTAAGGCTTTAGGTGATGTTTTTAGAGAAGTTTGTGTAAAACATAAAGAGGATCGGCCAGTGATAGCTTTATTAGGTAAAAGAGACAAAAATACTAAATATCATATATTTCTGAAAAGGGTGTTTGGCATCACGGAAATAATTGAAACGCGTCTGGGTGAAACAGTAGTGGAGTTTAATATATAAAATGCCAGATTTAGCCGTACAAAAAGATAAGATTCATAGTTTAAGATTGCCAGCAGTCTTTGAAGCAGACTATTCTTACCAAGACAACGCATCTCTCTATCCGAGCTTTTCAGATAGAGCTCGCGGAGATTCCGTAGATGGTCACGGTATAGCGGGCGTTGAAGGAGTTAGAACGGGTTTACTAACAGTCAATAATTATTATAGCGACAAACCACATTTACCCACTCACTTTGAGCATATGCCTTGTGCCAATCCTTGGTTTGAGTTTCAAGCCAGAGAATACTGTGCTCACAGAAATCAATATGATCTAAACAATGCAAAGGTAGATCCATTTGGAAATACAACCTGCTCCTCTATGACTGTGGCAAAAAATTTCACACATATGACTTGGGCATTTATGCGTAATTCAACTATGACAGGTGTTCATAGAAAAACAAGATCCGATGAATCGTTTGTAAGAAACCTTCCATATAATAAAAATTACCCACAAACCGATTCAAAAAGGAGTCCAGTTGGTGCTTTGTGGTCTACCTTAAGCTATAGTGATTCTCCAGAAACTGTTTTGTTTTTAAGAAAACTGCCAGAATTAACTAGTGATTGGGTTAGATTAGCATTTCCTTTACGTATGAGCAGAAGTTATGATACGGTTGAACCAGCTATCAGTAATACAATTAGTATTTGCCCAGTTTATAATCCTAGATATGTTAAGATTGATGGTAGTAAAAATCAAATTTTAGGTAAAGCAAACGACCATATAGGTGATACATTTTTAAATACCACACCTTGGTGTGATTATGGAGATAAACCATTAGTTTATTGGCATCATGCAGGTAATCAACAAATGGGCTTAATTATAGATGATTATAATTCACTAGAGCCAAATTCGTTGGACAATATGGGAAATACTACCATAAAAGGACGTAATTTTGATGATAGTAGAGCGCAAATTATGACACAAACTAATAATGCTCTTTATGTCAGTGGTTGTGATTTAACTGGAACTTGGCAAGAGTATGGTCAGCCCGCAGAAAGGATTATTGTTCAAGATGAACAAGGACAAAACGTATATGCCGACAATCCAGTTTATTTAGAATTTCAAGCTGATAGACAAAAAAATGGTCTTAGACAAATTGGTAGAATGCAATTTGCTTCACAACCGATAGGTGATTATAAAACCAACAATAATCAAGTGTTTTTTGATACAACTAGACACAATTTTTTTAGAACTGAGACCGTTCAAGAATATAATTCTACATCAGCAAATCGGAGATATAGTACTCATCCGCTAGCTAGAACGATAGAAATTAATACCGAAAGAAAATACGAAACTCAAGAGACTGTTGATGGAGTCGTTAAAGTTTATTACGAGCACGAAAAAAGAATACTTGAGCAAGGTATATTTTTTAGAAATTCATGCACAACTGGTTCAGATGTTGACCCCGTTCACAATCATCAGTACGAAGACAGTCAAAACTTTGCACCATCAGCTCTTGTAAATGCAACTCCCTTTAAACCAACTATCCTTTATAGCTCTCGCGCTGATTATGTTGATTATTCGGAAAGATGTCTACATCCAGATTATGCACAAATATTCGATCCTTACACCATACATCAATTAGCCAGAGCGCCAGGAGAAATAGAACTAATAAATACAAGTTCAATCAGAGGCACAGATAGAGACGGGGATCCAGTTCTTTTTAGAAGAAATAAAGGTCCAGGTTTCCCTACTGCCGATGGCGATGATCCTCCAATAACCCACGCACAATTTAAAGCATATTCTCCAACTGGAATTGGTACAATAAATATCATTCAAAATGATGATTTTATGAAAACTAGTGAAATGATTTTTTCCGCTTGGTACAAAAAAGACGGAGATCAAACTTTAATTTGGGGTTGTCAACTCGAGAATCGAGACCAAAATTCCAAATATGAAGACTTGGGGGAAATATTAGACTTCGAAGAGCCTATACCAAATTTAAGTGCATCTACAAGGGATTTTGGCGCCAATACCATTTATGCAAAATGTATTAAAGATTATAAAGGCCCTTTTAATAGTGGTTTAAATCCAAGAGGAGAAGTAAAGCCTCCATTTCTTTGGTGTGGTGATTCTGAACTCAGTAAATTTGGTCCTGTTTGGCAACCGAAATTAACCAACAATAATTTATCTAGTACTGTTCCACACAATAATTTTTCAACAAGATATAATAGAAGGTTTGTCACCATCACAGGAGGCTTTACTTTTAATGGTGTTTTTTATCCAGAAGCTGAAGATATTCAATTTGGTATAGGTTTTCAGAGAAGCCTTGATTCTCCCGCTAGCAATAAAGATGGTGTTACAGAAATTTTAGACACAGTTAGAATGGGGACACAATTTGGAGATGCCTCTTTTAATGAAAAAACCAGTTTCACAAGTGTAGCTAATCATCCTATGATTGACAATAAAGTCACAGGTCTTTTCGATAGGGTTAAGGCTACAAGTCACCCCTCTGCTCCTCATATAAACCATGTGTTTCCTAGCAGTGCTACAAGTTTTCATCAAGTTCGAGATTATAAATATGGTGGTTATCACTATGTTAGGAGAGGTTTAAGTGGCGTCCTAGACTTAAATGCGGGTGTTACTTCAGAAGGTTTTCTTGCTACTCCCACTAAAATGAGATTGGAAGAAATTAGCGCGTTTGGTTCAGCGATTACACAGGTAATAGGTTTAAATAATTTAGATACTCGATCAACTACTTATACTAGGTATCAGTATTCTAAAGATGCTGGAGGATTTGCCACGAAATCAACTGAAAGAGGTCTGCTAAAGGTTTTAGATCTTAGAGGTACAAATATCGGATACGACTCCTTGCCATTTGGTGCTGCAGGAAAATCAGATTTTACAAACAGAACAACTAATAGTCTAAATATTTTTAGAGCAACCGACAGTCCTAATATATTAAACACTGGCGTTGCTCATCTAAAATTAAGGGGCACTTTCCCAATTTTAGGTACTAATATAGAAACTTTTTCTATTGGTGGCCAATTCTGTGCATTAACCGAACGAACATTTAACAGTATGTTTGTGGATAACTTTGTATTTAATGAAGAGGTTTATCCTGGTCAATATAATGTTAGAAGACCCAAACACCTTAAACTTACAGAAGATCCACGCATAGAACAAAGGACTAGAACATCCGTAGCTGATGACGACACCGACCCGCTTTGGGATGGTTTTGCAGAGTTTCAAACTTTCACTAAATACTTTTATTCAGAGCAAAAAGATCCAATATTATATTCTCAAAATAGACCCGACGGCTTTATGCCATTTTTTCATTATAGACAAAAAATAGCTTCACTTAAAATAGTTGGCACAGGTAATGAATTAGGTACACAACTGCCAATTCCTCCAGATAGTCTAGAATCTTTAAATGTAGATAATTGTAGAACCCTCACTGGCTTTGAGCCATCAAGACATTTACCAAACTCTGATCAGCATCATTCTTTCTCTACTCCAGTTTATATGTTCGGTCCTGGTTCAAGCGTGCTCGGCACAGCAAACGTCACTGTTTCTGGTTACTACGACCCAAATAATTTACGTAGTTTTTCTGCAAAAGGTTGCCCATTAACAACGGGCGCTAAGTTAAGTATACTTCTAGGTTTTTATGGTAGAAATGTTGACAATCCTTTTCGTTTTGCTGGCTTTAATGGAGTTAATCCAGACTATGATGGAGCTAATTATAATAAAAACAGATTTATTAACCTTGATGTAAATAATGGTGGCCAACCAGATGGCTCTGCGTTTGGTTGGTATAACCAAGGTCATCCAAATTACAAACATAGATATTCAAGAACTGGTTATTGGGATTATAGTAATTATCCAAACGGTGCATACAAAAACTTTCTTCCTCAAAATAGACCTCTTGTTGCGGTCAATAAAGATAATATTTTTGGACACACTGCGGTCACTTATACCCCCAGAGGATTGGGCCTAGATGTGACTCGGTATTTACCTACAACAACAGAAGGCGACATTAAGCAAATTGATTCTATACCTTCGGCTGGTGGAGGAACTGAAGCACAAAATTTTGATATTTTAAAAACCGTTGAAACTACGTACACAGAACAAATAGTTACAACCGAAATAAATAGCTTAACTGAAAATAACGGAACCAAAACTTACACCGAAAATAGCACTAGACATTTAGTAGAATGGCCAAACAAAAATCTTTGGTCTAATGGAATGACAGGAAGAAATCAATCCCCACTAGATCAAGAGCATGTATACAGAGCAGAAGCGCCCCAATACCTCTCTAGAGGTGTTTTGTCTGAGGGAGATGGCTCTAATTATGGTAGCGGTCCAAATATTCATATAAGTATGTTAAGAAACGACAATGCTATGCATCTCCGAGGACGAAGAAACTTTGCAGAGCCACTGCAAGGTGCAGGCACTGATACACGTCTTAGAGCAACAGGAAGAGGAATTGAAACATCAATAAATGATTTAGATAATTACTCATGTCCATTATTGATTGATATGAGAAGATATGGTAATCGAGAAAGTGCTGTAATCACTTCGGTTAGTGACCGTATCCATCACCCTACTAATAATATGGATACGTACATACTCTGGGCCTCCTATACTGACAACACTATAGCTGACAATCCCTTTAATGCTGGTTATCATGGAGAAACTTATGGGGGGATAATAGGACAATTGACATCTGCAGGATTTACAATAATACTTTAATTATGAGTGTAGAAAAAATACAACCTACTGGAGGAACCCAATTACAAGCAAATAAATGGTTTGCTATATATGATTTAGAGCGAGTTATTTTACCACCCGATAGATCATTTGGTGATGAAAGTATTTATAGCACTGGCTATCTCGTTACTGCTGATACTGAAAATGATTTGTCTAATTATATGTTAACAGGAATTAATTTACCATATAATCCAGATAATGATTGACAAATTTAATTTTATAGTCTATAAGTATTTTTATGAGCAGTTTATGGACAGAAAAACAACGAGGCGCTTTATGGAAAAAAAACGCAAAAAATGGTAATTATTTATCTGGTTATGTTGAAATTGATGGAGTTGAACATAGAATAGTGATATTCCCAAATAAATTTAAAACAGAAGACAGACACCCGCATTATATAATGTATTCACCTTTTAAAAACAATGGCAAAAAAGACACTTAAAGGAAGAACTCAGTTTAAGAGTAACATAGGCAAGCTATATGGTCGTTCATCTGGCGATATGGTTTTTAATGAACATGTGGGTCGTAAGGTTACGCCTAAAATAGATGATGCAATTAAGAAAAACTTAGAAAAGAAAAAATGAGTAATTGGAAGGGTACAAAAAGCTGGAATCGTGGTCAACGCGTAGAAAAAGAGTTTACAAAACTTTTAAAGAAACGTGATCCGAATTATAAAAAAGCAAATAGAGAAAATCAATTTCGCCACATTGATTACCACACAAGTTTTGGTACAATAGATGTTAAAGCTCAAAAAAGAATCAGCAGGTCTGACAGTAACGAGCAAGATGAATTGGTGTGGGTTGAATTTTTAAATGTCCAAGGTCGTAATGGTTGGCTTAAATCAGCAGTAGATATCATAGCTTTTGAAAGAGAAAACGATTTTGTTTTAGTAAAACGGAATTATTTATTAGGCATGGCTAAGGTCAAGTGTAATATTGAAGATAAGGTAACTAATAGTAGTGATGCACTCTACAAAGGTTATCAAAGAGCAGGTAGAAAAGATTTAATCTCAATCATAAAAATGGAAGATATTTTAGAATTACCACACACAATATGGAACAAGTAAATAAATCATGGGGTTATTACGAAGTAATTAAACATGTTACTGGTAGTGCAGACTCCTTCGACAGCTATAAAATTAAAAATCTTTATATAAATCCTGGTCAATCTTTGTCAGATCAAAGGCATTTTAAAAGAGCAGAAACTTGGATAATATTGGAAGGTGGCTTAGAGATGAAATTGTCTATTGATTCTAATACAGTGCCATTAATGGAACAGCAGTATTTAACTGAACCAGAGGGTGAAGATCAATATTCTTATTATAGACCACTTGCTCGAGGTGCAATTTGTCACGTTAATATGGGTCAATGGCACCAAGCTACTAACAACGGAGACTCTGTTTGTTATGTGATGGAAATTCAGAGAGGAATTGCCTGCGAAGAAGATGACATTGAAAGAAGAAATGTCGAAGAATAATGTGTAAAATATAGTATGAAAGGTCATTTAAAAGTAATAGGCACCAATGATGGTTGCAAAAGACTAATGGACAAATCTGGTGAAGGAGAATTGGTTTATCAATTTCATAAAAACTACACCCTTAAATTTCAAAATGAGGAGTTTTTTGTAGAATTGCTTGAATTTATCGTAGGAGAAACATTTATTGAATTTTCTGCTTGGATAGGCGATAAAGAGCATCAATATGGCAGAATAGCTTTTCAGTTTACGCCTAACAGTTGAAAAATTTCCAAATAGTATTATTATAGTGTAAATGAAGTTATGTTTGGACTTGTCACGATGCTATTATCGACACTTGGGGCGACTGGGATGGGCAGTATGCTTAAGATTCTTGGTGGCACTTTTCAAGGTATTTCAGAGTCTAAAGCTGCGAAAGAACGTCGTGAACTTATTAGAGACATGCAAATCCGTGGAATGGACATTGAATTTCAAAAAATGCTCATTGGCGAAACTGACAAAGATACTGGCATGTTTACTCGTGCTACTCGTCGTCTTATCGCTTTTATGGGGATGCTCAACTTTGCAATCATCTCGATACTCTGCACCCTCTACCCTGGAGTCACTCTCGTCACCTTCACTCCCCCCGAAAATAAAGAACCCACCCAAATCCTCTGGGGACTCATTACTTTCCCGAGTGGAGCAGATATTACCACCAGTATTACGACGGGACACATCTCTCTTGTTGCAATCACCACTTTGGGGGCAATCATTGGATTCTACTTCACACCAGGAGGACGTAAAGGATAAATCGCTTGACGATTAAAAAAAAACCAAATAAGACATTATGATAGGAGATATATTAAACTTTGTAGAACAAATAGGAGTACCAATTACAAGTGCATTGGCAGTTGGTTGGTTTCTGTTTATTATTATTAAATTTCTTTTAGCTCAAGTAACAGACAAGATTTCAAGTATTTCAAACTCGTTACTATCGCTCGAAAATAAAGTAGATGTAATGAACAACGACATAGTAAAGATTGATGCACAATTTTCGTGTGCGTTTGGTTGTGAGCCAAATATGGATAGAATTGCAGCGAGTGAGGGCAAAGAGGATTGTCGAGATGATTAACTTGACAAAATCACTTTTCGAGTTAGTATAAGCCAAATAAGATATTATGAGTGGATATGAATTTCAACATTGGGCTGACCTAGTCAGCAAATTCGGATTCTCGCTAATAGCGTTAATCGGACTCGGATTCTTTGTTTGGCACATTTGGAAATGGGTCACAACAAAAGTAAATCCTGCTTTAAGTGATGTGGGTGCTTCATTAGGAAAGCTAAAGAAGCAAGTACAATCATTAGATAATGATATGATTAGATTGAATATGAAACTTAAGATTCTTATTCAAGAGCGTCACATCACAGATAAACATAAAGACTCAGACGAAGTCTAAAATCGCTCACCAAATAAAATAAATCGCAAATAAGTATATATATATGGAATTATTATCAAACCCACTAACCTACATTGTAGGTGCTATAGTTGTCCTATCCATTATTGAATGGAAGAAGGGCAAGAAATGCTCAACGAAGTCTTGTGAGCCAAATAAGACATCATACGCAACCAAGCCAACCTACGCAAGTAGTGGCAAGAAAGAGGTAGCTAAGAAAATGGCAGAAAAAATCGCCTCTACGCCAAAGAAAACTGCAACTAAAAAGACTGCTAAAAAAAAGGTAGCTAAGAAAAGAGTTGCCAATAAAACGACTCCTAAGAAAAGTCCCAAAAAGAATTAAAAAAATTTAAAAAAATTATGGATATTGTATCTTTTTTAGTAGTATTTTTTATTGGATATTTTGTAGGTAAGAAGTGTTGTCTTTTAAGTAAAGGTAAGGCTCTTATCAACAAGGTTCTTGGTAAAAAGTAAAAAAAAATGAAAATTTTTAATCGTTGAAAACCAACGACTTACGAAGCATCACACACTTGTGGTGCTTTTTTCTGTTTGACATACTCATATAAATCTATTTTATGTGAGGAATGATTATTAAATCCAACCACAAAAACATAACTAAATCAGCAGACTTTAAAGAAAGGTCTTGTTCGATTGACCAAGAGGATATGCGATATATCGCTTCTCTTTTACGGAACAACTATTCTAATCCGTTGTTGGCTACCATTCGTGAAATTATTGCAAATGCACTTGATGTTAGTAAAAGTAAAAAGGTAGATATTCAATTACCAACCCAAATTGAACCAAACTTTATAGTACGAGATTTTGGGTGTGGTTTGAGTGAGGAAGATATGCTTGGTCTTTATACTAAGTATGGTAAGTCAACCAAGCGTGACTCCAACGAATCAATCGGTGGTTTCGGCATTGGGCGATTCGCACCCTTATCGTACACAGATTCTTTTATTGTAAGGTCAGTACACCAAGGTCACAAACATTCCTATATTATAAGAGTGGACGAACAAGACGATACCATTGTCTCACAGATTGAAAGTCAGCCAACTAAAGAAGCTGATGGAATCTATGTACAAGTAGGAATCAAAAAAAATGACATTGAAGAATTTTTTAAAATTTTTAAAAAAACTTGGTGGTATCGTAAAGATGATATTAAACTACTCAATGAAGATTGGGGAGATTTAAGATTGGGCAAACCACAAGAATCCAATGATGTATTTGATTTGTATAAAGAGAATAGTTATTGGGAAGATGTCGCTCACTATGGAGACGACCCTTATGTTCTTATGGGTGGTATTCCATACAAGGTAAACAAAGATGAAGAATGGTTTATGTTCAAGAATGGTCTTGTTTACAAAGCAGAGATTGGAGAGTTTAAGTTGCACCATAGTCGTGAGACATTGGAGTATAGTCCATCAGTCAAACAAGCTCTCAAGAAAGCATCAGATAAGATATTCGCCAAGCTCAATGAAGAGTTAGCTAGTCAGATGGACAAGGCTGATACTTTCTATGAAGCTAGTGAGATTATGTACAGAGCTATGGAAACTTACAGACAGAGATTCGGCACAAAGCTCAAAGTCTCTTCTGAGAAGTTCAAAGATGTGAATGGTTGTTTGTTTCCTAAAGAATGGATTGCCAAAGAAACCCACATTACCACTAGAGAAAATGGTAACTTAAGCTTCTCTCATTCAAGGTATAGTTACAATGATAACTCTCCAAGTGATAAAGTTATTTATATCGTTGATGATTCTCCAAGTCCTCGCTCTCCAAAGTCAAGATGTCTGTTCTTACACGACTTTGAGAAAGAGAATAAGATAGACAGAGGATTCGCCAAGATTGTGCTTATCAATTCAGAGGGTATGAAAGCCGATAGTATTGATGGCACATACGACACCCAAGCGTTGTGTGTTCAGCGAGTCAAAGATTGTAACCACCCAAATGTCAAACTGCTATCAGAGTGCGAGCGAATGATTGCTCCACAGAAAGCTAGGAAGAAAGGTGTTGTGAAATCTTTATCAGCTATGGATATTCTAAAGTTTGACTCTAGTATTCAACACGAGTGGGCAAATCTTGATTCCTTTTGGGGAATAAACCAAGATGTAGATTTTGATGACGATAGTAAGACATTCTATTATGTTAATTACTATGCGAACAAAATTACTTTCGAGCCTTACAGAAAACACCTTGGTGCAAGTGGCGAATGTGAAATTAATCCTTACAATTTCATTAGAAATTATTTATCAAACATTCCTAATTTCAAAGAAAGCATTTGGGGTGTTCGTAAAAACCTAAAGAGTCGAATTGAGAAAAAGGATAATTGGATTTGCCTTGATGATGTCTATGAAGATTTGGTCAAGCAAGACGAGGGTATTCAAAACTATGTTAAGTGGTACGAAGAGAAAGAGCTTTTTGATGGGTACGACAAAACCTTGATGGAAGATATTGCTAAGTTCCCAAAAGATAACCTAAATGAAATTTTAAAAAATTTATTAAAAAATTATAATGGTTGGAGATTGAAACAATCAAAAGTTTACAATCAAAATTACAATCACGACTATGTGATGGAAAGACTCAAGTCACAGAAGTTAAGTGGCGAATCATTAGCGAGGAAGCGAGCGTTCGACAAAGCGTTTCCTATGGCAAAGTATTGCCTTGAGGGTTGCATTAGCGACAGACCGACAAGTATTTCTGATGTGTTAGCGTATATCGGAGAGTAGTAATCATAGTCGGCTAGGAGTGTGGTAGTTCCTAGCCGACACAATTTTTAAATATTATGCAATTAGATTTTTTATCCTACACAGAGAATAAACCAACTGAACAACTATCATTCCTAGATGAAAAGAATAGAGTACATATTAAGAAACATAACAAGACAGATGTCGAAAAGTTCTTCGCTTCAATTACAGAAGACGAGATTATTGACCATAGTGTTGTATGGGAACGACTCAAACCCACAAATGATGTTGATGTATTTCAAAGGTGGTTGTTTGCCTTTTGTTCAGTCCATACCTCCTACGAGTCCAATATGCGAGGTTATCTTGCAATTAAGGACTTTACAGAATGGTTCAACAAAGATGATGTCTTATTCGACAAACTTAAAGGTAGTGGTGTTGGATTATACAACAACCGAACAAAGTTTATCAGCGAGTTCGCTAGAAAATATTGGCAGAACCCAAATTTATTTAAATTTAAAAAAAATCAGAAGTGGTCAGAATTCAGAGATAGCCTTGTCAAAGACATTCTTGGATTAGGTATGGCTAAAGTATCTTTCGCTTTAGAAATGATATACACTTTTGATTGTGGAGTATTTTGTTGCGACACACATTTATTCCAAGCGTATGGTTACGACCAATCACTACACTTACCAAAGTATCGTGAGTTGGAAAACCATTGGACAGAATTTTCGGCAATGTATAATGTTCCTAGTGCTATTGCTAGGGCGATATATTGGAACAGAAAAAAAGGCGAGAAAGATTGTTCGTATTGGGCTGATGTCCTTGACAACGACAAGAGTTCTTTTAGTATAGAAGTATAAATTATTAACTAACAAAACAAAAAAATTCTTATGGCAAATTATCCATATATAGTATCAGAGTCAACTGCGACTCTTTTGTATGAGGGCAAACCTTATACTCTTGAATCCTCACAACCAAACTTTAAGCCTTTTAAAAAGGCATTGATAAGTGGGGATTTTGAAACTGCGATAGACTACCTAGACATTCGTAAGCAAGTCGAAGCATTTGCTGATGGAGACTTGGTAGTGGACAAAGGTGCAGTTTATTATCACGGACAGAGACTACACGGAAAAGTTATCGACAAGTTGTTAGACTTGCTTGGTAGTGGATTAGATGTTGGCTCTGCTTTCGTTAAGTTCGTAAAGAATCTACTAGATAACCCAAGCAACAATTCCGTTGAAGAGTTGTACGACTTTCTTTCTTATAAACAATTACCGATTGATGATGACGGATATGTTATCGGATACAAGGGAGTTTGTAACGACTATTGGAGTCAGAGTGGAAACAAGCACACTATCGTTTTACAAGGTCAAACCAATGAGCGTGGTCAAATCAAAAATGTTGTTGGGTCAACTATTGAGGTAGCTAGAAATTGTGTTGACGACAATCGTGAAAATGGTTGCTCTCACGGATTGCACATTGGTTCGTTTGATTATGCAAATGATTGGGCAGGTGGTGGCAAGTTGTTACTTGTTCGTTTCAACCCAAGAGATGCAGTAAGCGTGCCTAGCGATTGCTCTTGTCAGAAGTTGCGAGTGTGCAAGTATGAGGTTATCAAAGAAATTCCAAGAGAGGAATCAGAAATTGAAGCACCTTATTATAGTGTTTATACAGATGGCGAGCATCGAGATGATGACGAAAACGATTATAACTACCACGATAATGACGAGGAAGATTATGATGAAGAACAAGATTGATAACAAGTTTAGTAACTATCCTATGTTTTTTTGTTTTTCTCTTCTATATGTTTTATAATTATGAGTAGTCTCGACTTTAAAGTCAAAGATGAGTATGGCGAAACTATATTCAAAGGACAAAAAACCTTTCAAAAAAATAGCGAGGTAGATGAGCGTAAATGCTTAGACACCTTTGAGGACATTCACTCAGTAATGTTCGGCACAGATTTCTCCGATAAGAGTATTGAGATAGATGAAGCTATCGACTTATCAGATTAGTTTTACATTTGGTGGCTTGACGATTCGAGCCACCAAAAAACTAACCCATAACAAATTTAAAAAAATTTTAAAAAAAATGCAAAATGCAAACTATATTGTCAGAGATTGTCGCTCTCATAAAGAAGTCAATTTCTATTCTACTAAAATACCCAAGGCAAAACTTTACGCTCACGAATGTCGCAGAGATATGAAAGCATTAAGTGGTAGAGAACACGAAGTTCTCATCAAGGTTGAGGGACAAGATAATCTATTAACAGAGGAGGAATACAATGGATTGGCTAAATCAGAAAATTAAAGACACAGAAAAGTGGTTGAGCAAAAACCAAAGACAAGCGTCTTTACCTACAATGGAAATTGAAGATGCTTTGCATAAACAAGAAGTCTCTCACAAAAGAGAAATTTTAAGTCTGTTACATCAATTCAGACACCACCCATTATCTACTAACCCACAATCAAAGGAAAACATTGAGCAAAAACATTTCTAGTGTTGACAAGTCTGTCGAAAACGAGTCGTATGGTAAAGAACAAAACGACTTTCTAAATTGGCTTCAAACAAAACTTGAAGAAGAAACACAAAAAGAATCTTATAAAAACTACTATAAAGATGAATATACAGAACGAAAACGGATACCTCGAAGATGAGGGCGACAATGAAGCACCAATCGAGTTGCAAGAATATCTTGCAGAAGATTGTTTAAAATTAGACGGACTCAACGATGCAATCGTTGGAGTAACATCATTAGGTTATCTAGTTTACGACTATGAGAAAATCATAGAAGTATTTATGAAAGAGCCAAGCAATATGGAACACGATGAAGCCATTGAGTTTACCGAATACAATGTTATAGGTCTTGAGGGTAATGGTAATTGGGTTATAATGAAAAACAGAGATTATTATGTATAAGTTAGAAAAAATTGCACAAGTTATTGTCCTTATCGCATTTGTTTTGATGTGTGTTAGGGCTTGCACATCTCAAGTGTTTGGTAGCGTTGATGTCATTGATGTTATTGTAGCTATCGAAAAGGTAGAGTCGAACAATAATCCTTATGCTATAAACATAAAGGAAAATGCTATTGGTTCGTTACAGATTCGAGAGATTATGATTGCTGATTATAACAGAATCACAAATCAAGACCTGCCACATAATGTTGCATACAATCGTGCTATGGCATACATTGTCGCACAAGAAATCTTTTCTCATTATATGAAAGGGATTGAGAACCCAACTGCAAAGCACTTAGCTTTCATTTGGAATGGTGGTGGCTCTGCTTGGAAACGAGTGGATAACCCAAAGAACGATAAGAAGCAAAAAAACCTTGACTTGTATTGGGAGAAAGTCAAACTACACCTATGAATATATTTTGTATAGACCAAGACCCAATTCAATCAGCCAAGTGGTTGTGCGACCAACATTGTAACAAAATGGTGCTAGAGTCAGCACAGATGGTTGCCAACTGCTTTTCACTAGAGACGCTTGAGTCAGCACCCAAGACACAAAAGGGTACTGCTCGCAAGCACTCTTACTACAAGCACCCTTGCTCTATTTGGGCGAGAGCTACCTTTGGGAATATGAGATGGCTTCTTGAACATTCTCTCGCTATGGAAGTCGAGAGGTTAGACAGAGGCTTCAAGCCACATTTCTCAGCAGAGTTCTTGCATTGGGCTTTCGACCACCCTTTTCGTGCTGACAACTTGGCAGACGAGAGTATAGAGCAGACAACCTTTGCAATCGCTATCAGCGACCATATGACTTGCAGACAAGACCCAACATTTGATTCTGTTGACGAAGTCGGTAAGTATCGCTTGTATTACAAACACGACAAACCCTTTGCCACTTGGAAGAAAAACAAACCCTCGTGGATAATTTAAAAAAATTTAAAAAAATTATGAAAGATATAAAATTAAAATTACTCAGCATCGCACCACAAGTTCTTGAAGAAGATTACTTGGGATTCAACACTATTTGGGAAAGACGAACCAAAGGTTTTCGCAACTCTTCTAAAAAAGTATATGGTCACTATCTTGGTATTCCATACTCAAGTATGCAAGAAAAGGTTTTTCACAACAACTGCGAAGATAAGAGCTACAACTTTGACCTCAACAAGTATTTGATGGAAGAAACGATGTTTACTGATTGTATGGAGTTATATCAAGATGGCGACATTGAAGCACCATATCTTATAGAATGTGCAATCAGTAGGGTCATTTGTGAAGAGTTTAAAAACCCTATGTTGCTACAACCAAAGAAAACTTATTCTGCTCCTCCACCACCAAAATCGTTCCCTAGAGAGTGTTGGTCTATGACTAGGAGTCAAATTCAACAATTCTTTAGTGACAACCCAAACAATGAGTTTCACAAACAAGGTTCTGAATTGATAGAGAGAAAGAAGAAAGTTCAAGCAATCAAAAATTTGGTTGAGACAGATGAAGAGTTTGCAGACATTCTCGAAGAATTAGGTATGGCAAACATAGATTGGAATAAAGTGGTAGATGTTACTGCATTTGGCTTAGATGACGAAGCACAAAAGAAAATTGATGATACATTAAAAGATTTATGAGTATAGAAATTACAAAATCAGCAGAAGAAACTTACAGAAGAGTGTTGCACTCTTTAAATGTTAAGTACAAAGGGCAAGAAATCCTCATTGTTATTGATGACGATGACAATGGTGGTAGCTTGAACTTTTATGATATGGAACGAAACGAATTATCTGATTCGGCAGTCGTTGATGTTTTACAAGAATGTTTCTCAGAGAATCGTGAGCCAAGCGAATTGACTGAGGGTACAAAGTTTGTTTACAACGAAGAAGATGGATATTGGGAGGAAGCAGATTGAAAAATTGATTCTACCCTTTATTATAGGGTATGATTCCTCAAGAAGTATATGGTGTTATGTTTTTTATAGTAGCAACTATTATATTTAGTTTAAGTTGTTGGTGGCTATGTTTGTGGGTTGACAATGAAAAAGACTTTGTCGCTCGCAAATGTAGGCAGAAAAGTAGACAATATGCTAGACAAGAGAGGGCATACAAGAGACATTTGAAATCAAGAAAAGACTTAGGTAAACTATTATGATTTGGGGTGCTATAATTATTTTTGGGGTTTTGACCTTATTATATTTATCAATCATTAAATGGCTCAAAGCATTGGGAGAGGAGTTAGAGAATGAGTAATTATGTTTCGTTAAACTCCGTAGCTTGTGCTTATTTTTTTGAGACACATAATGTTTTCCCCATTGACAAGCGTAATCGTATATGCTTTAATGAGTGTGTTCACTTGAAAGATGTTGACCTAGAATGGATAAAAAGATTAAGTAAAGAGGACAAAAAGAAGATAGAAAGAGATTTAAAAAAATTTTTTAAAAATTACGAAATCAGATGAGAATATCAAATTCACTACATAATCACTTTGCAGAAACCTTTTTGCAGACTAAATTACCAACCAAAACACCAAACATCAGTATCAATTATGAAACCACCACCAAAAAAGACAGAAGCAGAAATGACAATGAAAGAATTGCGAGAGCATAAAAAAATCCAAGAAGCAGAAGCTGAAGCAGAAGCAATGGAGACAGAAGCTAGGCAACAATCTCTTGATACGAGAACAGATATACAAAACAGACTTATCAGCGATACAGAACAAGATATTCGTATCGTTAAATGCAAGATTGATGATAAGAAAGAATTGTATTATAAGTATGACACCGAATATGACTTTTATGCAGAGTTAAATGGGTTGTATGATGAGTTAGGCACATTACTTGCCAAGCGAGATGGTTTAAGAGCTTATGCTTTCAATATGCCAATGACCACACATACAGAGAGCAGAGATTGGAATTATAGCCATTCTTATCACGAAGCTACAAATCAGTATGAGGACTTGAGAGAGGATAAGACTTATGGTAACAATCAGACAGATGGTTGGTAATTTACAAACAATATTATAACCCATTATAAATTATAAAAAGATGAATTTAAAATTATTTAAAAAAATTATAAAAAATTTATTAAAATTTGTGCATATCGCACTTAGCCTATTAATCAACGCTCTACTATGGGTAGAGGACAAACTAATCAACTTACAGATTAAATTAGATACTAAAAAGCCCTCTAAGCCCCTATTTTATCGCAATTCAACCCACGAATTCATCAAAGATGTAGGATACATACATAGAGAGGATATATAAGGGAAAACAAACAAAAGATATTATATATGGTACAAAATGGAGATGAATGGGGAACTGCCCCACTTTGCTATATAAAATATGTTGTTCTATAAGATATTATGAAGAATTCAAATTATTGGTTAGGTTATATTATAACGCTTTTTACTGCATTGGTTCTAACACCGATATACTTGGTATGTATAACGATACTAAGAACTTTTATCTTTTTATGGGATATATTATATGATACTGCTACATTCTTACCGAAAGCGTTGTTTGAATATGATAAGTCGTTTCAGAAGAGATATTGGCAAGATGAGATGGACAGAATAAACAAGCTATTTGACAAGAATAAGAAAGATTAAACAAAATTTAAATAAATTTAAAAAAATTTGGGGCATTTAAAAATCGCTCGACAATCGAAAAAAAATCCAAATATTGCTTGACAAGAACTTTTTATATGGTATGATAGAGGGTATGGAACAGATAATGATAATCGTAATCACCTTTATAGCTCTAGTAGTCAACTGCTTTTGGGGTGCTAAGTAATATAATGCTCGCCAAAAAATATAGTCGCCAAATATTGACTTGGACAAATATGGCTATCGGTTGTCTTATCGCATCAATTATCTTGTTCTTTTGTGGTATGGTATCGCACGGAATATTTCTTGCCGTAGTGTCAAACTCTATGATGAACCTAGCCAAACTAAAAAAAACATAAGATGCCAAAATTTAAAAAAATTTAAATAAATTTAAAAAAAAGTTGACATACATAAAACTATCTCTATATTGGGTAGTATGAAAACAGTAAACAAAGACGGCACACCTCGTAAACAAGGTAGTGGCAGAAAGAAAGGGGCAAACTCATTTGCCAATGTAACACTAGCAGACCTAGAACAATTTTGTGGGTCAGCTACTCTTATCCCTATTAGTCGTGTGTGGCTAGAGAAGATGGGAGCATCAATCACAGAAGCTAACCAAACAAAAGTTTCTGTTTCACAAGAGCCAAAAGAGGTTGAAGAAAAAATCTCATTTAAAGTACACAATTTTGTTGACACACAATCCTAACCTGTCATTATCGCAACTATGAAAACTACCACATATAAAAACCTCGTAGGTCAGAACGAAGTAAAAAAACAACTGACATTCTATTCAGAAGCACAAAACAAAACAGGTACTGCACCATTCTTAATGTTGAGTGGGGCAAAGGGCTTGGGTAAGACTGAGTTCGCCAAGCGTTACGCTTCTTCACTCAAGAACAAGGACGGAGACACTCGTGCTTTCCTTGAGATTAACTGCTCTACTATCAAGAATGCCAATTCATTCTTTGAGCAGATATTCCTACCTATCGTAATGAATAATGAGATTACTATCTTGTTTGATGAAGCACATATGCTTCCAAAGGATTTAGTCAATGCTTTCCTTACTATATTCAATACTGAGAAAGGTAGTTACAAAGAGTTTCACCACGCAGAACAAATTTTTGCGTTCGATTTCACCAAGCAATGTTTTATATTTGCTACTACCGAAATGGATAAGTTGTTCGCTCCGTTCAAGGACAGACTGACTATCGTGGATTTCCGTCCGTATTCAGTCGAGGAGTTGGGGCAAATCATCGAGCTTGTCGCATCAGAGATTTCATTTGGCGAGGGTGTGTTATCAGAGATAGCAGAAACCACAAGGGGCAACGCTCGTTCAGCAGTTATGCGAACAAAAGAGATTATGTTGTATTGTGAGAGAAGCAATCAAAACACATATAGCTTAACCGATTGGAAAAAGATGTGTGGCATACTAGACATCAAGCCAATGGGATTATCCAACCTAGAGGTAGAGTTGTTACAGATTCTCCAAGAGCGAGGTAATTGTTCTCTTCAGATGTTGTCAGCAGTCACAGGTATGTCAAGGACTGCGATTCAGAAAGAGGCAGAGCTTTATCTACTCAAGCGTGGACTAATGAAGATAAATGGTCAGCGTGAGATAAGTGGTAAAGGTATGAATGTGTTGACTAAGATTTAATGTAGTTGTTTTCATTATATATTAAGAGTCGGTAAGGGTGCGAGCGAATTCATCTCAAACAATTCCCTGCCGATTCTTTTTTTATGCAAATAGCTCGACAATCCTCACCAAACCAAATAAAGAGTTAATAAGGCACATAACCACATATAACATATTATTAAGTTCTGGTAGTGAAATTCCGTAAGTCGTTGAATATCAACAAGTTGCGAAACGCGCCATGCCCGCCGCACGCAAGTCGTTGACTATCAAGCACTTACGAATGTCAAGCACAAATTTAAAAAAATTTAAAAAAAAACTCGCCCTCCGTTATTTTGGAGAGCGAGTCGTAAGTCTTTGACTAGGAAGCGTTTATGACCTCTGCCACCTTAGGCGTGCGAGAGTTCGCATAGGTGTCAAGCACAGAGTGAAGCGAGGCTGAACGCTTTGCCGTGTTCGTGAGATTCCCACGATAGATATTTGTGAAAGCGTTTGAAAGCGACCACAAGTCACGACCCTCGAAGTCCTCGTGTTGAGGTGCGTGCCATTGGTTGACAATGTCAGTCACTTGAGTCTTAGAGCAAGCCCCATTACGAAAGCCACGCACGATTAAGTCGTGAGCGATTCTGTCGTCAATCTCGGTTGACTTGTAAGAGTCAATGCGTTTCTCGGAAGTAATCCAAGAATCACAAAG